CTGCCCCCAACACGGAGATACGACAATGACCAACAACCTTCTCGCGGACCAGATTGGCCAGCTTGACGCCCAGATCAAGGTCCTGACGGAACAGCTTGAAGCCCTCAAGAAGCAGGCGAAGTCCTCCGGCCTTGACGAAATCGTTGGCCAGACGTTCGTGGTTTCGATTGGCAACAGCATTCGCGCCTCTTTCGACACCGCTCAAGTCAAGAAGGAATTTGGCCAGCAGTGGTACGATGACCGCTGCAAGCTGGCGGAAGTGACTACCGTTCGCATTAAGGTCCGCCCTGAGGCGCTGGTCTAAACCGGGGGGGCCTAGCGCCCCCTTCACTTTTCGCATTCTAAATCAATAGGAGGTATTTAGACCAATGACATCTGACGATTTCCGTGCCTACCTCGCCCTGTGCGCCCAGCGCGGCACGCCCGAATGGCGCGTGGCCGAAATGCTGGGATGCGGGCGTAACAGCATCACGTCTTGGAAGCGCAAAGGCGCTCCCCTGTATATCGCATTGGCCGTAGCAGCCTTAGAGAAGGAATTGTCACCGTGGACAAGCAAGTAAATCACACGCCGTTTCCGTGGCACCGTCATGATGACGGCGGCACGCTCCCGGGAGTTTATGAAAAGTCTGGGGGCTGGAAGTATGGCCCTGAGGCGTCTGACTGGGTCTGGGGGCCCCGTGGCCCGGGTTATGGGGTTGTGGCCGATTGCAGCCCTAACGATCCCTGCACCACACAAAGCCGCGCCAATGCGCAGTTGATCGTGTCCATTCCAGACCTCATCAGGGCGCTGGAGGCGTGCATCGCAGAGCTTCCTGCCCCCTGCGGGCGTGAAGGCTGCTCCTGCGGCTCTGATGCCCGGGAAGCGGCCATCAAGGCTCTTGCAAAGGCAAGGGGGCTGGCATGAGCGATCACCCGCGCAAGATGCTCAAGGAAGTCACCCGGATGCTGGAGAAGTACGGGATAACGCTGGTGGGCGATGAGCGCACCAAACGTCATCGCAGGCTTTGGGTCAGCGCAAACGGGAAAACAGTAGCCGTCATCGTTGCAATTTCACCTTCTGACCACCGGGCATACATGAACATAGTTCAGACAGCCCGCCAGATGCTCAGGGAGGCCCCTTAGGGGGCCTTTTCTATTTTAAGCTAGGGTGGTAGCGGCCCACCCCAAGAAGGCCGCCAGCGCGCCAACGTCCGCGCAAAAAACAGGGTTCCAACCCCTACCCGTCCGTCTCTGACACGCTCTCCACGAACAGCCGCTTTTCAGCATCGTATTGCAGCACAGCATCCCCAAGGCGGCCAGCCTCAGGCTGATAGCGGATTTTGGTGATGTACACGCCTGTTGAGGTGCTTTCGCTCATTTCCCCGATCCGGCCAATCGTGACGCCGATATCAGCCTTGTTCGCCCAGTGTGCGCTATCCGAAATATCCGAAAGTCCGATCTGCTCCGGGTCACGCCCGCGTGAAGACTTGTCAGGATGCGCCACGACGATCACCAGAACGTCATAGCGCTTGGCAAACACCTTCAGCTTGCGGATGGCCCGCCCGACATATTCCGTTAACGTCTCATCCCGTTCGCGCCTGTGGTCAATTTCGTTCCACGGGTCAATGAGGCAAACCTTCATGCCGTGGCGGATGACGGCTGTGGCCATGCGATCCAGAAGCCATTCCATGTCGTGAACGATATCTTCATCCGCGTCAGGGGCGATAAAGCTGAACCGCCGCTCCATGAACACGTCAGGGGGAAGACGCGCGTCAGGCGTTGCCGCCACCAGCCTGCGCCTCATGAAGACGTTCCTGATCTGGTTCGTGACATACGGCTTGATGCGCATTTCAAAACTGGCAATGCCAACGTTCCAGCCGTGCCACATCGCAAGCTGTGTCACCAACTGGACTGTCCACGTTGACTTGCCATGGTTGGGCAAGCCCGTCACAACCATGAAGGCGGGCGTGTAAGGCATCAGGTGGGCGTCCATGCTTGGCCATCCTGTCGTGACAGTTGAAATCGGCGCTTCGTCGGGAAGGTCGCTGAAAGAGTAAACGCCAGAAACCGGGTAAGGCTTGGCCGTCACGATCAGGTCCATGACCGACTTCTGGCCATGCGCAACCAAGACCTCGTTCAGGTCCTTGCAGCCTTCCGGGTAAGTGATGAACTTGCAGCGGACCCGGTCAAGGCGGCGGACCAATTCCTTGGCAAGCCTCATACCCGGCTCATCAGCATCAGAGGCGATGACGATGGATTTTACTTTCGACAAAAGCTCCCAATCGTTCAGCAGGAAGGCGTACTTTTCATCGCTGTCGGGGTCTATGTCATATGTCGTTTCGGGAACGGCGATCAGCTTGCCCTGAGCATCGCGCGCAGGCGGGGCCCCGTCAGGGACAGACACCACAAACGGATAGCCCGCCGTGATTGCCGCCATGCAGTCAAGTTCACCCTCGCAAATCACCAGAGGGTGAGAGCCATCGTGCAAGCTGGGGTCTGCCAGTATGTCACGATTGAACAGAAGCTTCTTGCCGCCAGCCTTCTGCCAGAACCGCTTACCCGGGGCCCGGTACTTGGCGTTCAGTTCAGCGCCGTCTTCAAGATACGGGAAAACAAGAATGCGGCCATCAGGGTCAGGCTCAACGCCATTGGGCCCGCGCTTGCCTGAGTAACAGCCCATATTTGTCGCCACTTCCACGCTGATGCTGCGGCTTTCCAACCATTCCTGATGTGTAAGGCTTAACGTCATCGTAATACCTTCCGTCCGTATGTCCGCAATTGAAGCACCGGGTTCCCACGCCCTTGTTGTCGATCCGCACCGACAAGCAGGGGTCATCCTTGTGCTTGCGGGTGTGGCTACATTGTGGGCACAGCGTCTTGAAGCTGCGCGTTGGGGAACCCCTATATTTTACGCCTAGTTCGTCCAGTATCGCAGTTACAGATTTCACGTCTTCACCTTAACAGGCTTCAGAACAGGATACCGCTCAACAGGGTTGCGGTAGATGTAATAGGCGTCCATTTCGCGCCACTTGAACTTCAGCCAAGTGTCCAGAGTGGTCGCCGCCATGTCTACCCCATTCTGGCGCATCTGCTTAACGTAGAGGGCATACTTCTGAGCCGCCTCAACGATTTTCTTAAGTTCAATGCCCTTGGCCAATTCTGCCGCCAAAACAACCTTGGCGCGGTCAAGGTCGCCAGACGGGCCTTTGTAGACCGCCGTAATTGCAGCCATCTGCTCATCACTGGCCGCCGGGACTGAGAGCTTAGGCTTGGAGACAGTGGAGACAGGCTCAGAATAGTCGGTTTCCCATCCCTCCTTGTTCAGCCACGTTTCCGCCATTTGGGTAAATGTCGGGCTATCACCGTTAGCGACTGCTTTGTTACGCATGGCGGCGTAATCCCTCAGGCCCGCCATGATGATGACATGAGGAACACCGCGCTTGCGGGCAGCGATGTATTTCTTCTTTGCAGCCGCCTTGGAGTTGTTAGGGCGTTTGGGATAGGTAGACCAAAATTCCCCGAAGTCTTCATCGTACGATATATCTTTTGTAGTCTTTGAAGTACTCTCTGTAGTACTCTCTGTAATAGATGTGCGTTTCCCGACACTAGAGTTTTCATCATTTGTTGAACAGAGAATGGCGCTTTCCGCCATACTAGAATTATGGCGCGAATTGCTATTGTTTTGCGCAATTTTCTGCAACCTTTCGGCCAAAACCTCCATATCCACCCTGAAATACAATTTGGCGGGGATGCCCTTCCTTTGCTCCTCCAAAATCCCCAGTTTCTTTAAGGCAACGCGCACAGTCTCCTGCTCCCGGCGGGAAAGAAAAGTTTCCCCCTGCCAATCTTCAGCAGTCTTGTAAAACCACCCCTCAGGAGACTTGGTAATGTTCGACCAATACATGGCCTGAGACAGAAACACCCCTCCATTAACGGAACCAGACACCTCTGCCAGAATGCGGTGGAAAGCAATCGGCCTTTTAAACAGATGAGGCAAAAGCTCCTTGACGCCCAAATCAGTCATTGCCGTGGTGGACATTATTCGTACCCCGGAAGATTTAAAGTTACTCGCTGAATGTCCCCGTTCAGGGGGAGGCGCACGCTAATGTACGCAGCAGCACACAAAACTTCTAAAGCGTCCACCAACTCCCACTTTTCGATTGGGATCAGTTCGCAAAGTTCTTTAACCGAAAACACGACCTTATCGCCAAAGGACATATCGGCCAAAAACAGCAAAATGGCACGTTGTGCTGGATTTTTGACTGGCACATCAAATGCCCAGTGCAAGACACCTATCGTCATCTGGACTACTCCAAGATTTGGCTTGCCCAGATGTCCATTGCGCAATATGTTGTGTGCGCAATAACAACTGAACCCGCACTGTTCAGTTTCTGAAACGCTCTGGACTGCAATCCGGGGCGTTTCGCTTTTTAACACAGGAGCGGCCTGTCAGGGTGTGGATTGGGGACCCCCAACAGGCCGTTGTGTGTGTCCTACGCCAGAGGGTGGATCACTGACGTAAGGCGTTTATCTTCGCGCTTCTTGGACTGTTCATCAAGGAGCCGATTGCGCACCTTGTAGACGGCGTGCATCACTGATGTGTGATCGCGCTTCATGAGGATTGCAATTTTCTCATAGCTCAATTTGACATCAACGCGCAGACGGTAGAACACCTCAAACCGCGCAGAGATGATGTCCTTGCGGCGCGACCTACCCAAAATCTCATCCGGGGAGATGTTGTGATGCTTGGCAACAGCGACCAGCACCTTCATCCAGCGCAGGCCACCCTGCTCCGACAAATTCAAACCGGGCAACGGTGGAAGCTTTGGAGACAGCCGCAATTCATCGTCAAACCGCTCAGCCTGAGCGCGGGTGCGCCCGCCCATGAACGGCTCATACTTCGGCAGCGCCGTAACGGTCAGCGCCTCATCAAGGAGCTTTTTTTCTTCCTGCTCTGACAGGAGCCCCGGCTTGCAGGAAGGCTCTGTATTCAGAGGCTGTTGCTCTTCCTGAAGCCCCAAAACCATGTTTGGAATGGGGGCCATCGCCTGAGCCCTTACCACCGCTGTCTTTGCGGGGGCCATCCTTAGGCGCTCCCTGACTGCCTTGTAATGCTCTTTCAATTGCTGCTGATAGCTCATGTTCGTCTCCCTCTGAGCAAATAGATACCACTGTGTCTGGCCCATCATCCACCCATGCCGCCAGCATCATCTGACAAAGACAATCGTCTTCAACGATGCCAGCTTTCTGCAATAGGTCAGAAAGCGCCTTGGACCCGACATTGTCTAAGTCCCTGCGGCGCTTGTCAGGCCGCCTCACACATACGACTAGCTTATACTTCCCCTTGATCGGCGCAATCTCTTGCTGCCGTATAAGATACAAACACTCATCAAGCCATTCCATGTACTGGCGTGACCTGAACATTTTCCCCCTGCCCATCCGCCACAACCGATTAGTGCTGGGCGGCCTTGGGATGACAATATCCACCATTTCTTTTACCGGAAGCCGTCAAATCAGGGTCAAAACAGTATAGACTGCTCAGCGGTCTTTACAACCGGAGAAACGATGCAAAATCCCCTTATCGCCGCTGAAGATGTCTTGCGTGAAGTATCATCCCTTTTGGAAGTATTCCCCCAGCTTGCAGAGGATGAAGAGCTATTCAAGGACACGCTTGAAGGAAACACACGGTTCCACGAAGTAATGGACCGTCTTCTTACAGAAATGAAGGACAACGAAACCTTGGCCGAAGCTACGGCTTCCCGCATTGGGAAGCTCAGGGAGCGCCAAACACGCCTTGTTCATCGTGCGCAATTCCACAGAGCGTTGATACACCGCCTCATGGAGCGTGTCGGCCTCAAATCGCTTACGTTGCCTGAGGCTAAGATTTCTGTGGTTAACACGCCGGAAAAAGTGATCGTAACGGACGAAAGTGCTATTCCTGATGCGTTCTGTAAAATAACGCGGGAGCCTAACAAAACCGCTATCAAGAATGCTCTGAAGTCTGGAACGTATATCCCCGGTGCAACGCTCTCTAACGGCGGAAGAACAATATTGGTGCGCACATGAATAAAACTGGACCCAAACCTAAGCCTATTCGCCAGCGCATCTTAGAAAAGATAAACCGCAATTACCCTAATGGGTGTTGGCAATGGAATGGAAGCGTAAACCAAAACGGATACGGGAAAATTGGCATTGGGAGCCGCTCAGATGGCACTAAGAAAAATGTCCTTGCTCATCGCCTAATGTTTGAGTTGTTTAAAGGTAAGATACCGGACGGTCATGAAGTTTGCCATACCTGCGACAATCCGCGTTGCGTAAATCCAGACCATTTGTTTGCTGGGACGCACATTGATAATATGCAGGATTGTGTGCGTAAGGGCCGCACTAAAAAAGCAACAGCTACCCACTGTAAAAGCGGTCACCCGTTTAATGATGAAAACACAAGCTATACTGGTGGACAGCGCTCATGCCGCGTGTGTCGCCGGGATAGCTCTCGCCGTCAATACTACAAAAATAAGGAGGTTACTGGCGCAATAATGTAGTTAAAAGCTAGATTTGTATAAGTACAAAATCCACTATCCAAGTGAGGTAATTATGGCCAAAGATGTACCTTTGATTACTGAAAATCCCACGCCTGAACAATCCATCATCCGCGCGCTTCACGCCGTGATGCAGGACGCTTCATACGTGCAGAAGACTGGCGAAAACGATTTCCACGGTTACAGCTATGCAACAGAAGCAGACGTGCTGGAGCGCATCCGCCCTGCCATGATCAAGCACGGGCTGGTTCTCATCCCCAGCATCAATCAGGTTTCGTCGATTGATCAGCACGGCAATACCAGCGTCACGGTAAACTACACGCTGGCCCACATCAGCGGCGCTGTCTGGCCCCACCCGATCATTGCTGCTGGCTGCGGGAACGACAGGAACAAGAACGGCACTGGCGACAAGGGCCTGTACAAGGCGCTGACTGGCGCAAACAAGTACCTCCTGTTCAAGCTCTTCCAGATCGAAACTGGTGATGACCCTGAGCAGTCGCAGTCCGACAGGAACCGCGAAGAGGGCCTTAAGGCAGTCAAGCAGTTCTACCTTGAGGGTGCGCGTATCGCCATTAGCAAGGCAGAAAACACCAAGGACCTGAAGGATTGGTGGGGCTCTGAAGCGGCTAACCGCGAAGCGGCTGGCGTGACGAAGGGCAGCGAAACGTATTCAGAAATTTATAACGCCTTCCTTGCGCGCGGCAAGGAATTGAGCGCGAAGGAGAAGTCTAATGGCTGAGTATGATAACACGAACAGCGGCGCGCTGTTCCAGAACGACAGGAAGACCAAGAACAGCCACCCCGACTTCAAGGGGCAATGCACCATCAAGACGCCTGACGGTGAGCTTGTTGAGTTCTGGGTTAGTGGCTGGGAGAAGACTGGCCGCAAGGGCCCTTTCTTGTCCTTGGCTTTCACCCCGAAAGATGAAGCAGGGGAGCGCGAAGAACGCCCCGCCGCTCAGAAGAGCAGCCTGTTTGGCAAGCGCAGTGCTGAGGCCGCCCAGCCCGCTCAGAAGACTTCTGAGGCCGAGCTTGACGACGAAGTCCCTTTTAGTTAGCCTTCGGGGGTAAACTCCCAGCCCCGGAGGATAGAATGGGAACCAAACTTTGCACTTCTTGCTTTGTCGAGAAAGACCCTGAAGCTAATTTTTACAAACACTTTCAAATGGCTGACGGGTATCTCAACAAATGCAAGGAGTGCGTAAAAAACAGGGTTAGCAAGTACAGAGAAGCAAACCTAGAGCAGTGTAGGAAGTACGACAAAAAACGCTATCTTGAACAGCCGCACAGAAAAGAAGACTTGAGGCGTTCGTATGATAATTGGGTATCTAAAAATCCTGATGGGCCAACAGTTGTATGCAGAGAATGGCGCAAAAGAAACCCTGAAAAATACAAAGCTCAAAATACCGTTAACAACGCGATAAGAGATGGGAAGCTGCAAAGACAAAAATGCATGATATGCGGCGGGAAAGCCCACGCTCATCATGAGGATTATTCCAAACCTTTGGATATTGTTTGGCTTTGCCCGGTCCATCACTCTGAACTTCACAGGACACGAAGAGCATGAATTACGCTGAAAATCCCGCCGCCGAAAACGGTGACGTGGCGTCCCGCGACAACGATATGTGGGATGTCATGCACTACAAGACTGATCGCAAGGGCCGCACCAATTGGCTCAAGATCGGGCGCGCATGGGCCAAGCCTGACGGCGACAACATCACGCTGAAGCTGTTTGCGCTTCCCGTTCCCAACATTGATGGCGAGGTCATTTTGAGCCTTGTCTTCAACGATAGTCGCAAGGCTGGATGAGCAAGCGTCTTGTAACAGACGAAATGATGGAGGAGGTGCTAAACTACTTGGCAACCTCCTCCGAACACATTGCCGCCGCACGCGCGAACCGCATCCGGGCAGAGTTCAAGCGCAAGCGCATCAGGGCCAAGCTGATACTGGAGAGCAACCAGTCTTCCGCAATCGCGCGCGAAGCTTGGGCTGAGGCACACGCCCTGTATCATGAGGCGTGCGAGGAAGAGGTTCTTGCGGTAGAGGCGGATGAGCTTGCCCGCGCAGAGCGCAACAAGGCTGATGCAGTATTGGAAGCATGGAGGACTGAAAACGCCAACCACAGGGCGGGTCAAAACTTCAGATGAACAAAAACAGCACGAAAGCTTTTCTTGAGAGGCTTGATAAGTCGCGCCATTCTGTGTTCTTGGTTGCAGAGTATCTCCACAAAGCCGGATATAATATTCACATACCCGCTTTTGACTACAGGCCGCTCAATAGTAATTGGGAGGACCACACAGATAACGGCGATATGTACATATGGAAAGAACAGGACAAGCAGCACAGAGTTGACGTAAAGCACAGAAATATAGACTTCACAACCAAAGATGATTTCCCGTTTGGGGAGATTTTTGTTTCAGACATTCGGGCGATAGAGCGCGCCAACCCGCTCCCCCTCGCCTACATAGTAGTAAATAATTCATGCACGCACATAGGCGTTGTGTGGTGGAAAACAAAGCCGCACTGGATTTCAAAAACAGTGTTCGCAAAAAACACAGACATGGTTGTTACGGCTATGGCGTGCCCGATACAGCACGTAGACTTCAGGAGCCTCAAAAATGGTTGAGGACGTTGGCACTACCGCGCGCGGCCACCTGTCTACACGCCGCAAGCTGGCAATATGGGAGCGTGAGAAAGGGGTCTGCATGATGTGCGGGTGCAGGCTTCTCCCGGGTAAATTTATCTATGAGCATGTCCGGGCTCTTGAGCTAGGCGGCGAAGATACAGACGAAAACATACGCCTTACATGCCTTCCCTGTGCCGGGGAAAAGACGCGCGATGACCACAGGCGTGGAGCAAAGGCAAAGCGCGCAAAAGCCAAGCATTTGGGCCTTAAGAAAAGCAAGAACCCCCTGCCGGGTAGCAAGGGGTCCAAGTGGAAACGTAAGATGAATGGTGAGATAGTCCCGCGCTAAATTTTGATGATGTAATTCAGGATGATTGTGGGCTGGACGTTGTTGTGAGCACCGCCACCGCCCGTTGAGGCCGAAGTCGTCGCCGAGCCAACTCCAGTATAGTAACGCCCGCCGCCAGAACTGAAATTACCTTCGCTGCCGCTGATGTTGTGCGTGTGGGCTGGCATCTGCGCGGTGGTCAATGTGTGCGTTTCAAGGCCGCCTGCCCCGCCAAGAACATCCCCATCCACGCCGCCAGCTAGGCCAGTGAGGCGATTAGCGGAAGTACCACCCATGTCATCCTGACCAGCGACAACACGGCCACGCAAATCGGGAAGAGCAAATGTGTTTACGCCATCTCCTGCTCCATAAGTCGTTCCAATGGCCGCAAAAAGAGCAGCATATGTGACACGGGAAACTGTTTGGCCGAAAGCAAACAACCACCCAGTTGGTTCTGTAGAGCCAGCATACGGCATAACTGAGCCAGTGGGGATTGAAACAGCCACGGGCAAATCAGCCCAAGATGGGGCTAAAGCTGAACCGCCAGAAGTAAGAACTTGTCCCAAAGTGCCATAATTTGCACCCCCCGCGCCTAGTGGGCCATATGTATCAAATGCGCGAGTGTTTTTAATTTCAACCACTGTCTGCATTGTATTTGCGACAGAACCAGACGAACTGACGGGAGCAGTACGGAACAAAAAGCTGCCAGAACCGCCAGTGCCAGTTCCGTTGATCGCGTCAAACTGGATATTGGAGCCAGCTACGTTCGTGCCAGTACGGGCTGCTCCGCGAATGGTCGGGGCATTTACAGTGCCAGTTCCATCGCCAGAGCCAAGGATGACGGTGCCGCCAGCAATCAGGGTGCCGCCTACGTTGGCAGTCTTGCCAGTTCCCACATTGATCCCGACAGACGGGCCCGCACCGCTTGCGGCAAACAGGTCATCAATCAGCGTGAAGTCAGTGTTGAGCGTACTGCCCCAGCCAGTGTCTACGTTAGGCGTGGGAAGCGTGAGGCCAAGATTTGGGGTTGTCGTGGGCATTAGGTCCTCTTCGCAATGTGAAGGGCTGTTGCGATGGCATCGTCAGGCAGAGATAGCATGTTCGCAGTCTTCTGCGAAAGCAGCGTGCGCACACGTTTTACTTCGGCACTAATGGGGCTGGTTTTTACCCGGCCACCAGACTTGCGCTCCTGACGGGGAACAATCTTGAAGTCGGCGTCTTCAGTGTCGCCAGCCTCACCAGCGGCATACACGCCGCCACGCTTGGTCGCGGATGTAAGCCTATCAATAACAGTTTTTATAACCGTTGGCGGGTGGCGCTCCAAGGCGGCGAAAGTGCGCGGGTCCTTGCTGGAGATAGCCTTAAGGATTTCCTCAGAGACGCGCGCCTCATAGGCATTCTTGGCGGCACCAAGGAGCTTCTTGGCAGTAAACGCCAACCCAGCGCCGCCAATACCAATCGCAGTTCCAACGGTAATCGGATGCTGGATGATGTTAGCGACCTGAGGAAGGTTCTGAAGAAGTTTTTCACCGCCGAAAGCAAGACCAGCACCCACGCCAACGGCGGCGGGGAACCCGATCCTGCCCCTTCCGGCTTGCGGGCCGACAACCTCAGGGACCACAGGGGCAACGCCCTCGTTCACGATCTTCTGAAGCTGTATCTGGTTGCCCAGACGCATGGCGGGATCGGGACCAAGAATGCTTTCAATCTTTTCGTACATCTTGGGGTTAGAACCGTCGAACCAAGATGTGACTTTGTTAATCTGATTGCTAAGCGCAGCGTCCTTGATGTTGGCAAGAAGACCAACGCGGAACTGTTCCTTTTGTGTCGGGCTATAACGGGCATATGCCGCCCGCACGTCACGTAGTTTCAGAGGGTCAGCCGTTCTGGCAAACTTGTATCCCGCTTCAAGGGCGTTATTCGCTCCGAAGACCTCTGACGCATCGTCGCGGATGGCTTTGTAAACGGAATTGCCAGACGGATCACGCGCAGCCGCATTGTCCAAGGCTTCACGAAGTGCGTTTGCCGCAGCTTTGTAGTCATTGCCGCGAACGCTGTCTCCAGCCTCAAACGCCGCTGTCGCCTTGTTCCTTACATCGCGATACACCTCATCAAGATACTTCAAGGAAGGTGCATTAAAGGGCTGGATATTAAGCGTCCCCCGCGCGCCGTAGATCGGCGGCGGCTGTTCACCGCGATTGACTGCGCCCTCAGCACGCTCTTTCAGGATGTTCCTGAAGATGGGGCGTCCTTCCAAAATATTTTTAATCTCAGGGGAGAAAACGCTCTGATGCTGTGGCATCGACATGACTTGCTTGTAAGCAGGGTCATTCGTTTTCTTGATAAGCTCAAGGGCAGCCTGAAATTCATCGCCAGTGGCGATCTGCTTCCCGGCAATCTCATCGACTGTCTGACCAATGTAAGCGCCAGTGTCGCGCGCACGCTCAGCCATTTGCTGCGCAATCTGGACAGCAGGGGCGCGATCCGGGGCCTTGGCCGCAGCCTCCTCAACAAGGCCGCGCATAGACGGCCCCGCAGACAGGTCATAGGCGCTCACAGGAACGCCCTCTGCGGCTAGAGACGCCAATTCCTCAGGCGTTGCACCGGGCTGGACGCGCGGCCCAAATTGAGTGCGGCGCGCAGGATCAAGCCCGCGAACCTTGCCAGTTTCAACGTCCTCTCCAATCGCAGACGCGATACGGCGGCGGGCCGCAGTTTCGGTCAAAGGCATGGCCTTGCCAAATACCGTTCCCGGCATGGCGAAACTGGAGAACTTAAGGCTTTCAGCGATTGCTTCAGGGCGCACATTACCCTGAACGTCAAACATGGGGACCTCGCCCGTCATGAGCTTGCGCGGCGCGGCAACAGCTTCCTTGCCAGCCTGATAAAGCTGACCGGGGAGTTCGCTGACCCTGAACTTGCCCTGACCACCAAGCGCCTCCGGGGCCATGTAGCTCACAACATCGCGGACGTTCGCGGCGGTGTCAGATGCGATCTGGCCCGCACTGCGCGGATCGCCGCGCTGCTGGAGCATGGCGCGTTTTGCAGCTTCAAGCTCCTCAGGGTAATACCCAAGCTCCTGCGGCGTCTTTACAGGCGCTCCAGTTGATGGGGAAACAGCCTCAAAGCCCATTTCACTAGGCGAGACAAAATCCGTGCGAGGGCCAAACTGCTCAGGCGCTTCAAAGCCAAAGTCAGAAGGCTTTAGAATGTCATCCATGGTTAGCCCCCGTACTTTTCTTCATACTGCTCAGGCGTCATGAAGTAGCGATCTTCCCTGTTGCCTGTGAACACTTTAACGCCGCCATCAGCCGTCACGTACTGGTATCCCGGCTTAAGCATACTGGACATCGCAGCGCGTTGGTATTCGGGGTCAGAGAAGAACGCATTCCAGTTAATCTCTCCAGCCACAGGGGTGGAAGCGATTGACGTTTCAACAAACTGGCTGGAAGGATTGTCCCTGTTCCACTGCATCTCCCACTTGGCGATTTCCTTACGCGAAAGCGGCTTGTCTCCAGCCTGATCAGCGAACGCCAGCCAATCTGCGGCGCGCTTTGCTTCCATTTCAAGAAGGCCACGCATCGTTCCAACGATGAAGCGGTTAGCCCCCGGCTCAAGGTTAACATCGCCGTAGCCACGGCTGAACATTTCAAGCTCACTCGCAGCAATCTGAGAGCCAATCTTGCTCTTCAGGTCGCCAGTAAACAGTATCTGCGAGAAGAGCTTGCGCAGTTCCTGAGTATTCTTCGCCTGCTCAATCAGCTTGGCGTCATTCGTCAGGCCAAGAGAGTTGAGCGCCGTGACAAAGTAAGTCTTGGTGTCCGCGAACTGCCCAGTCGGGGTGCGGGCCAAAACATTTGCTGCCTGATCAAGGGTGTTTTTGGCAACGGGGAATGTCTGGATATTAGACTGAGCGCGTTCATTCTGTTCGCTGGTCGCCTTATAGGCACCTTCGGTCTGAAGCTCAGATACCTTTTCGGCCTGCTGTTGCTCCAGCTTGCCGGGGTACGGGACACGCCCCTGACCGGGTACATTGAAGTACCCGCGCTCAAAATCCTTGGTGCGGATTTCGTCTGCTTTCTTGCGGTATTCATTCGCAAGTTCAGCGTTAGCGGCAGCTTCAGCCGTCTTCGCGCGCTGCTCCCAATAATACGGGCTCTGCTGGGGCGGGAGCTTTTCGTAGATAGAACGAAGCTCATCTTCAGCCGGGGCAGGCACCGCCTCTTCCTCGCCTTCAAGGGTGATTTCTTCTGCCCCATCAGGCGCTGGCATTTCGGCAACCTCAGCGACCTCTTCGCCGCCAACAGGCGGGATCGGCTCAACGCTTACTTCGCCAAGATCGGGGGCCTGAACAGGCGGGGCAGACTGAACTTGGCTGTCGAACTCTTCACGCTCAGGAGAACCGGGCGGATATGCGTCATTGATCATGCGCATATACTGGGGCGGGACGGGCTGGCCCAATGCCATGTAGTTGCGGATAATCGGCAAAATGAGAGCCGCCAACTGGCGCTGCGCGTTTCGCTCCTGAACCTCAACACCCATGCGGCCCGTCTCAGCTTCAAAGCCCTGACGCGCCATGTCAGCCTGCTGTTTGGCAAGCTCACGCTTGTTCTGAAGCGCATTGTAATAGGTCTGCATACCCACCTTGCCCGCCTCACCGACATTGACGCCCATGAAGGGGGAGCGCCCAGCCATCATGGCGAAGCTGGCGTTCATGACGGCGGCCCGCGCCTCAGGTGAAAGGCGGCGGCCCATGACGCGCTCAATCACGCTGGGGTTCTCATCGCTGGCAAAAAGGTTGCCCATCTTGAACCCTTCGTCAGGGCGCTCTTCAGCGGCAGCCAAACCAGCACCTTCATCAGCCATGGGCTCAGGCGCGGCGGCAAGGCCATCTTCATCCTCGACATACCCGTCAAGGGCGTAACCATGGCGGCCAATCACACCGCCACGGGCATATTCATCACCTTCGTCGCTGCCGTACTCGACTTCGCCAAGGTCCTTGTAAACATCCTTCCCACCGGGCAGTTTGATGCCCATCTTCTCAGCCAACGCCTTTAGGCCGCCGACCTGATCTTTGGTGAGCGGCATCATGTCCTTCCAGCTTTCGGCCAGACCCTCATCCTTGAACGGAGGGGGAGCGTCAGGGATGCCACGGCCACCGCTGCCAATTTTGCCTTCCGGCACATAGCCTACAGAAGCATACGGATAAGGTGCCACGCCCCCGCTTGCAAAGTCATGACGCTGCATCGCTGGCGTCACCAGCCCACCCATGCTGGCCGCTTCTTCTGTGGCGTCCCGGTAATCTACTCCCTTGATGCCGTCGAACTCGCGGACTGCGCTGGGGCGGCGTGTTTCGACTTCTTGCGCCAGAAGGCCAATTTGCGTCTTAGGATCGCCATTATAGTTATAGCGATAGATGGTCTGACCGTCATTCAACGTTCCGACAGCTTCAATGTTTTCCTTCACCCTCTCATCAGAGAAGATGCTCCCAACCGCGCCGATAGCGCCAAGCGCCTGAGAACCCCAAGACGGGCCCGGAGTGGTCGTGCTGGATGTGCCGCCCGCGCCAGCGCCAAGGCCCTGCGCAATGTTTGCGAAGAACTGGGCCTGCTGATAGGGATACGCCTGCCTCTGCATCCACTGCTCATAGGCGGCCTGAAGCTGCGCCTGATCAGTAGCCTGCTGCTGCGCACCAGCGGCCAACTGCGCCTGAGCGCCCTGTAGAACAGAGCCCTGAGCGCCTACGCCAAGGCCAGCCAACTGCTGGCCCATAGCCCCGTAATTCTGCGCCTGCTGTCCAGCAAGCTGCATGGCCTGACCGTAACCCTGATTGTAAATTCCAGACATGGTCTGCCCAAGACCAAGCTGTTGCTGGCGGGCCATTTCGCCCTGCGCGATCCCAGCCCTGTCGCCACCAAACGCGCCAGCCTGAATGGCTCCGCTCTTAAGGCCAGACCGCTGCTGGGAGGCACTCTCCATCATGTTCGCGAAAGTCGTGTCAGCAACATCGCGCGTGTATGGAGAGTAAAACTGGTTGTAAAGTTCAGGCGTAATTCCCTGAGCAGCGCGGCGCGTCAGCCCAATGCCCTCAGAGATGGCTGGCAAAGCCATACCCTGAGAAGCGTCAATGTTGGCAATACCTTGCGTCTGAGAGGGCGTAAGACCCGCCACAAGCTGCCCCTGATACGCCTGATAAGGCTGGGACGTGGCGGAAGTAGCCATATCGATAGACTTTTTATAAGCCGCTTGAAATTCAGGCGGAAGACTGAATGACTGCTTTGTTGTCGAACTGCCCTTGCTGCCCACGCCAGTCTCCTGTTAGTTCAAAATCTCTTGCTCAGGCACAGTTCCTGTCTTGATACCGTACAGGAAAAATGCTCCAGAAGGAGCGCCGAATTGCCGTTCGTAAAGCCGCGTTTTGGCGTCAGTGCGAGAATTGCTTAGTATGCCGATCATCAGGGGCAGTTCCAATTCTTCGCTCACCTTCTTGGCGAACTCCACTAATTTGCGCGCCCTGCCTCCCTTGGCCGCGCGGTAGTCAGGGTGAACATAAACACACATTTCCTCAAGAAACATGGCGTCAGAATACCAATACTCTGAAATCCTCAGGAGGACCAGACCTTCGATATGTTCCTTCGACCCGATAACGCCGCAAATACCGCCATGCTGGTGCAGGGAAGGGCGCACCATCCCGCGAACTTTGTCCTCGTTCATCTTGAAGACGCCGTTCTCCTTGTTAACAAGGCGGGCAAGATGCATGATGCCCTCTTCGTCTTCAGGGTTAGCAACTCTTACCTTCACATTATCGTCCATGTTTCTCCCCTAGTCCTTCTTGGGCGGTGACAACTTCTTTAGCGTGTTAATGGTGTTGGCACGCTCAGAAATAACCCATTCATCCAGAGCCTTGTGGCCCGCGTCCAGATCGCCGTCACCAAAACCGATAACGGCAGATGGCGGAATAACGTACTCACCGCCCGCAGCAACAATCGCTACCGGGGGAGAGTTTTCGCCAACTTCACCGCCAGACGCGCGCTGTTTCACCATGTAGTCGATGATTTCAAATCCGTGTTCCGTGTTCCCCTCGCCAATGGCTGACACAATGTCAGCCGGGATCACGTAGGAGCCTGACGGGACATGCATAGGCAAGTGGTCGGTCCTGCCAGCGACAGGTGCCTTGATGGGGCCAACATGCAGCTTTGTAGCCTTGCCAATGGGCGTAATGGGCTCAGGGGCCTTCTTGGCAATCGACAGGGCCTTATCAATCGACTTCTGACCGGGTGCAGGCTTCTTGGCCACTTAGCCCTCCGAATAGGTTATGCCGACAGTGGAGGCACTGGCGGGCTTGATCACAAGGCCATCGAAAAATGGCACGTTTACCAGCGTCAGGCCAACAGTGTTTGGGATCGGGAAAATGATATTGGACGTGTTGGCCCCGGCCACAGTTGAACTGTCATGGATCGTTCCGCCAGCCGCTGCGGCGGATACAATTACGTTCACAAGGCGTCCCTGACCCCTGTAAACAAGAGCGTTCTCTGTCACGCCAAGGTATGAGTTGGAACCAACTGCGCTGGCGTAAATGGCGCGAAACTGAGCCAGAACTTCAGTCAGGGCGTTAAGGGCAACAACACCGTTTTTCTGTACTGTTACGACATCATCTAGGTTAGCCACTCAACTCCTCCTCAGTATTTGCCATCAGGCTGGAAGCGATACCTGATTGCGCCAAGACGCCAAAAGCTGTCGCTGTCTGTGCTGGAGACGCCGATTGAAACAAGCCTGCCCCTCATGCGGACACTCAGGTATTGAGTTGATTGCGTCACCGTATAGGGGCCGTACTCAATTGGGGGATCGCCCGGGTAGTTTGTAACGAAGAACGTAATTTTAACCTGAGCCGTCTTGGGCTCATCCACAAACCCCCACTTCATGTCAGGCCAGACCTGATCAATGAAGATCATGTTGTCGCCTTCGGACAGCGCGGCATAACCAGTCGTGAACCCGCACTCCATGGGCTGGCCGTCAGCGTTGTTAGAGGTTTCGTGCTGGTAGATATAGAAACCCGTTGTTTCGCCAGCCACGCTTGTTGCCGCTGCCGCGCCGATAGGCGGCCCAAGAACAGACTGGTCAATCCATGCCGTGCGGCCAACCAGAACATCAGGCTTGTCGGGATGCTGGTAGCCGTAGTCCCACTGGTTCAGGGCAACGTTGTATTTAACATAGGCGTTCACTTCCCCGGTGCCGATCTGTTGTGCGCTTAGGTTCAGGCCAGTGGCAGGGTCAATGTCATCAGTGTAATGGGCAGGGAAGAACCATGTAATCTCATTGAACTGGCTGTTGGGGGCGCACCGAATGCGATCCGTGTACGGATTGCCGTTGCTGTCAACGCCGGGGAAGAAGTTCTGGAATACCTGATCCCAAACAGGGCAAGGAATGACTTCAACGCCATTCCCACCAAATTTGAAGAACTGCTTCTGGCTCATCCAGTACACAACGCCGCCCATCTGGCCAGCAGCTTTCTGGGAAATGAGGCCAGCATTAGCGCCGATCTTGTTAAAGCCGTAGATGAACGGCGGCCCGATATACTGCATCGACCACAGGTCAAGGTCAGTCCACAGCAAGCCCTGCTGTGGGCCCTGAAGGCCGCCAACAATGCGCGATCCTGTGGGTATGCGATAGCTTCCAGCCTGATTTGACGCGGTGCCAAACCAATCTGTAAAGTCTTCCAGATCACACCAGCGCACAAGCAATGGGTCCTGAATAGAACCGAAGGACGAACCATAAGCGACCACTTGCCTCTGAGGCATAGCGACAAACGCGCCCGTATTGTAAACGGGGGAATTTGGCATATAGCTTAGGTTCTGGATCGCGCTGCCTACAGGCTGCCAGTAATAAAGCGCGCCGTCCTTGGGGCACCCAACCAAGATGGAGCCCCAGTTATCAAACGACCAATCAGTCGCGGTGATCTTGACGCCATTTGCAGCGGCGGGCACAAAACCGCTACCATAAGCGCCTTCATTGTAAATGCCGCCGCCGTAAACAAAGTTGTCGCCCTGATCGGCGTTCACAAGGCTGACGAAGCTTTGGACCCTAAGCTTGCCGCCGTTTTCAAAGCCGTTCGTGCTGCTGGTCGCGGGAAGCTCAGAAGTTATTTCAAACTGGTCTACGGTATTGATTTTTGTAACCGTATAAAGACCAGAAATGGTAATGCCGCCGACTGTCGTAGCAACCGGGACATTAAACGTGTCACCGACAGAGTAGCCGTGGTTCACCAAGTCAACGATAACTGTGGCTGTCGCTGAAGTGGTGGTGAATTTGGGCGGGAGGCCACCCAGCGTCACGCGCGGGCTTACATTTCCACCAAATGAAGAGGCGGCGGTAGACACGCCTGTCTGTGTGTATGTTATTGTGTATGCGTCAACGGATGTAATTGTAAAGCTGCCGTTGAAGCTGGAAGTGTCAACGCCGTCAATGAAGATGGGCTGCCCAGCATAGAACGTGTGCGGCGCAGAGAAACGCACCGTAACCGTCCTGTTCGCGCCAGCGGTTACTGCGGTGATCTTAGAAATAGGGGTCAGAATTTCTGGAACAATAAACGTAAGAAACCCAGAGCCAATTGTGACAATGTCATACGGACCAAGAAGGTTTATGTTGCCCACATTGACTATGGTCGGGAAAAAAAGATACGAAGCAGAGCTTGGAACATTTGGCGTGTAAAGCGTCAAAGACGATGAATTGCTGGTTGTCGTAATGCCATAAGTTGCGCCAACCGTCAGGTCATCAGTGAGGGTGCGAGGCGTAACGTCGATTAGGGAGTTGTCGCTTTGCCGATAGACCTGAGCGCCAACAGTGCCGTCACCTCCAATAGCAAGATAATTTGTGTACTCAAGATCACTCCACGCCTTCAGGGCGCGGATCGAATTGGAGAAACCACCAGCAATATATCGGGTCCAGCCACCAATCTTTTGCACCAACCCCATCCCGCTCCTGTCGGGCATGAAGCGGATAAGGTCAGTGTAGGAAATGGCGGCTTCGTTGAGCGTAGGCGTCTTGTTGGTATCGACGCCCGGGATCACGCGGAGGGTGGCGTGCGGCATGTCTTACCCCCTGCCCGGTGTCGCGACAGGCGAAGGAGAATTGGAAGTCCACGCCGAAGCAGCAAACTTCTTCCTGTACTCTTCAATCGTCGCACCCTTCAGAAGCGCCATGTATTGGCTTTCATAAGACTGGGCCATCTGCGGATCGTCGCTCTGGCGGCCAAAGTTGCGCTGGTAGCCGCTGACAAAGATCATGGAGGCCATCAGGAATAAGTCAGGCAGATACTGGGATATAAACGTGGTTACGTTCACAGAAGACAGGGACGGCGGCCTGATGGTGCCGATAATCTCCAGCGTGTAGGTGGCGTTTGGCCAAGGTCCCAGAGAAAAGGAATGATCATCCTGCATGGCGAAATACTGGGGCACGCCCGCACTTGAAGCGCTTGGCCATGCATACTGGATGTATTCCTTGCTCACAGGCAGGAGCGGGACGCGAGTTCCTGCATCCGGGTTAGCTGTTCCAGACGGCGTGATGATGTTAATATTTTGAATGGTGACAAACGCTCCCTGCGGGAGCGTCACCTTGGATGCGTTAATCGCTGTAGAATACGATGTATTAGCCGAAACAGTCGAAAGCAGATCAAGGTCGCGATAGATGCGCAGTTCAGCGTAATCAATCGCGCTGGGCAGGATAGCCAGCCAGTTCGTATCTGTCTCAGGAACAACGGAAAGGGTGGCGAGAGCCGTCTTGTAAGTGGCGTATGTTAACCCCGGCATATGACGCCTCTTTTAACTTGGTTTTATGTGGCTTACCATAGCTTGTGGCTCTTGTCTAAGCCATCAAAATCAGTCCCGGCAGCGCTTTCGGAAATTGTCCCAAGTTCCGCCCCTGCGGATGCAATCATGCATCTTGGCCTCAATTTCAGGCGGGTTTCTCTTAGAGATGTATTTGAAAATAATCGGCCACAAATCCTTGGCGACATGCGCCGCAAGCCCGTACCAAAAGCTAGGCCGCTGAGCCACTAAGAACCCAGCGGCCCCAACGCCGACAAGAATGGCGGCAATTGCAGCTATTTCAAGCCAGTTCATGCCTTGGGCTTATTCGGGACCATGTAAGTCACAGCAGATGTGAGGACCGCGCCAAGGATAACAGAAATGCCCTCAATCAGGGTGGGGCTGGCCCATTCTGTAGAAACGCCAAACATGGCGACTAGAGCTAGAAGGCTTGTCAAAAAGGCTGCAATAGCCTTATGCGCTGTTGTCTGCATACACGTATCTCCTATTTTGTTCCCGGGTATTTGTTCCACGGAAGCTGATAATGGGGTCCGTCCTTAAAGGAAATCCAATCCCCTCCCCATTCTAGCGGAACTTTTTCTGCTTTTGCAGCAGCCTTCATTGCCTTCGCAAGCTTATTGTAAAGCGGCCAATCCCAGCGGATAGCTCCGTTTACGGAGAATGCAAGATCAACGGCGTGGCTGTATCCGTTTGCTGCCGGGATATGGCGGGACCGAAGCGTTCTGCTGGCACCCTTGGCCTTCAGGACCTTTTGCTCTTCCAATGTCCTGACGCCACAGGTCACGATGAACCCTGTATCAGGGTCTTTCCAATCGCTGGCGCAACGGCGAACAACGCGGACCAGATCAGGATGAACGCCCCTTAGTCGGGCTTCGGATGTGGAGTTTAACTTCATTTGCGCAACGCTGCCTCTATGCTATCCAGCTTGGCCATAATTGCGCGGCTTGTCTCACGGATTTCTTTGATTTCGCGGTCATGAGCCAACGTAGCCGCTTGGGTTGCCGCCTCTAGAACGGCAATCGCAGTTTCATGCCTCTGTTGCTTTTGGTATATCCAAAGCACGAATGCACCTACTGGGGCGACGATCCATTGCATGATTACGCCCAAAACTTGCAATGCACTGGCTTCCATCGCTGCCCCTAAAGATGCACTTTTTATAGCGTAATGGCTATACCAAAATTCGTTCATATTGAAGCTATTTCTGCATCCCAAAGGTGCGGCCTTCGTACCACCCATCATCCCAAAGATGTAACAATCGCGTGAAGTATTCCTCGTACTTCCGGCCAATCGTCTCCAGAGAGTATTTGCTAACGGCACGGTCCCTAATCGTGTGCGGGTCAAGGTACTGGGCATCTATGGCCGCCCGCTTGAACTCACCAAATGTGCGGCACCGAAAGCCAGTTGCGCCATGCACGACAGTCTCTGTAAAAGCACCCCAGTCTGTCGTGATCACTGGCGTTCCGCACGCCTGCGCTTCAATGTTCACGTTCCCAAAAGGCTCCACGTAGATCGTAGGGACGAACACAGCCTTGGCACCAGCCATAAGCTTGCCGCGCTCCTCCGGGCCGACAACGCCAACGTATTCCGATCCAAGTGGCGGCGTGCCTTGCCCGGCCACAATCAGGCGGGCACCCAAGTCAAAGCAGACATCCGCTGCGATCCTGTAGCCCTTGCGATCTACAAGGCGGCCAATGAACAGGTAATAGTCATCTTTGTCCGCTCTGAACGGGAACATGGCTGGGTCAAGATAGCCCGGGATTACCGCATCCCACCAGCTACCGTCAGCATCATGAGGATTGCCCATCGTAGCCGCGCCGTAGCAAGTGTGCATCCATGCGTAGCTTTCAAATACGCGGTACTTGGAGAATGTGCCGCCATATCCCACGCCAAACTCAACGGTGATCATGTGGGGGAGTGCGTCAGCAATCTGCTTCTGAGCATACCCGCCAATAACGCAAATGAAGTCTTTCTGCTCAGCCCGCTTGGCTATTTCTGCGGCGACTTTGGCGTTGGCGTTAGTCCAGAACGGCAAACTGTAATCAAAACTGGCTGATGTGAAATGCTTGTCACCAACATGATCAGCCCGACACTTTTCAGTGACGCACGGTATATGTTCAGTACAAGGTGCTTCGTTCTGTTCGCCTGAGTACAGGTAGACCTCATGCCCCCTGTCCATCATCATCCGACAGAAGCCTAGAACCTTTCCGGTATATGCGCAGGAAGAGTATGACCAAACGGTCTGGGTGTGTGGCAAAGCACAGACATGCAACCGCATCATGAAACAACGCCGATTTTGTAAGTGTTCCCGCCAATGACAACTTCAATGTAATTTGAAGTTGACAGGACCAATGCACCGCCGCCGTCAGTTTTGTATGTTCCTATTGATCCGGCTGGCCCTGTAGCGCCCGTATCTCCTTTAGGCCCAGTCCCGCCAGTGGGTCCGGTGGCACCTGTGGCACCTGTTGGTCCCTGCATACCAGTTGCACCAATCGGTCCCGTAGCACCAGTTGGACCAGTGACACCCGTAGCACCAGCGGGGCCTGTGTTGCCCTGCGGGCCAGTTGCGCCAGTCGGGCCAGTTGCGCCCGTCACGCCAGTCGGCCCAGTCGCACCCGTGGCACCCGTGGGGCCGACCTGAGTATACATGACCTGTGTGGCCGTCAGGATGACGCTGGGCGTAAGAGGCACAGAACCAGACGCCGCCATGGTATCAAGCGTTACAAGGCTGCTGTCAGTTTTCCAGAAAAGCTGAACCGTGTCGCCCGGGGTGACTGCCGTATCAACGTAGTTGACCGTGCCAACCGTATACCCCGGAACGCCACCTTGCTGCTTCGGGATATGAAAGCGGGTGTTGCTGTCAGGGTATGCAGAGCCGTTGAACACCAGCCAAACGTCAGCGTAATGCTCAGAACTGTCCGTGTTCAAGAACTGAAGCGAATAGGTCAGGCTGTACACAGCAGGATTGGCGAACGTAACAGCGTTTCCGCCAGTGACGCTGACGCCGTTTGCCGACACAGTAGAGTTGAGGCCGATAGCGGCCCCAGAAGCGCCCGTAGGCCCCGTCTGGTCAGTTGTATCGTAAAAGCTGCCGTAGTAGCCCAGCGCACCGCCCGCGCCAGTGGCTCCTGTGGGGCCTACAGGGCCAGTGACGCCCGTGGGGCCAGTGGGGCCTACAGGGCCCGTAGCGCCTGTGGGGCCAGCCTGAAGGCCAGCAATCTGGCTTGTGGTCGTGCGCACAGACACGCCAGCCTGTACGATTTCGACTTCCTCTGTCCCGTTAAGAGAGGTAGCCGCAGGCAAATTTGGTATCTGGATCGACGCCATTACAATGTTCCTGTCTTCGGTACAGTTGTGTTGCTGTACGGCAATCCGGGGCTGCTGTTGCCCGGGGCATTCGGATCAGTACCCGGTTCAGTGTTCAAGCTTCCGTCAGCCACGCCAGTCTGTTGCGTGACGCGCGTGTCATCATTTTCCGTAATACGCATCGTCGTGCCCGGGATCGGGATGCCCGTTCTGGGGTCAATTGTGTCCTGACCAGACGTGGTGCGGAAATTGCCCTCAGCCGCCTGCCAGTTGTTCACGCGCGGGTTCATGACGGGCATGGGGTCTGCGGGCAGGACAATGGCGCGAAGCTGGGTCTGGGGAATGTCATTACAACGCCTACACACAAGCTGGCGCAGATTTACAAGCTTGTTGCCAGACCACTGCATCTGCCAGCGTAATTCTGAGTGCTGATAAATGAAGCCGCAATTATCGCACACGCCCGCTGCCTGCGGATCGCGGCTGCTAATCTTTGCCCTACCAAGGCGAGAGGCATACCCCATGGGTCATTAGCTCCTGAAGTATCCGCCAATCATGGGGGACACGTAAACAGGAACGTTCTCGACATCCTGATTGGCAGCAATCGTGTACGCCTCATCAGCTTCCTGCTTAAGCTGGGCAGTCAACTGAGGCTGCCAGATGCGTGAAAGGTAATACGCCAAGCCATTCGCAAACGCATCCAGCCAGCGGTACGGGATATCGACAGTCTCGCCGCCCGGGAGATTGGCGTCCTGTATCTGAGTGACGCGGTAATACGTGATGCTTGTCGGCGCGCCAGTGCCATCAGGAACGGGCCAGATCGTGACATTGGGGCTGATCAGGCGGTCAAACCAGAAGACCGTGGGGAAACCCTGCTGGGCCTTGTTGGGGTACGTGGCGTACTCCGTGCGGCTGATAGGCATCATGATGCGGTCTGTGTTTGTAGTCCCGCTGGGAGTGCGGGCATACATATCCAAGATCATGACCGTGTCAGCGGGGACGGGGTATGTAGACTGCCCAGCCACTAAAGTGATGGTTTCAGTGTCTACCTTCCAGAGGGACGGACCCATGTTGCTCCAGCGGGAGAGCATCATGTTCATAGCGTTGCGCGCGGAGTTAAGGTGTTCCTGTGTCAGAGAGGTTGGCCTGACCTGACACAGGTTGAAGGAGTACAGAACGATTTCCCCTATTGAAGGGTTATACGTGTATGTGCCACTGCTTGTCATGCTCTCACCTTAGATAAATAATAGCCTAACAGCAATGGCCGCCAAGATTATTCAGTCGGCGGCGCACCGTGCGGGGGCTCAACAGGCGTGATCGGGGGCACGTTGTTAGCCGCGTCAGTGCCAGCCTGCACCTTCTCCCAGTTAAGGGTATCGGCGAGAAGGCTGTTCATGACCGCAGTGGCATACGCCTTGGCGGCCTCCTCAGGAGTGGCCTGACGGGTTTCCCACCTCTGCGCCCAGTAGAAAGGACGATCATCCTCAGTCTGGCCGGGAGCGGGCACCCAAGAGGCGTCAGGGATAAGCGGGGCCTCAGAAGGCCAATTCGGATCGGGGATGAGCGGACGATCAGCCTCAGACTGACCTTCTTCCGGCACCCAATTCGGGTCAGGAATGAGCGGAGCATCCGGCGTCCAAGAGGGATCGGGGATCAGCGGACGGTCGGCCTCAGTCTGGCCGGGTTCCGGCGTCCAGCTTTCGTCATAGACCTTGTACTGGACGTTCTCAGTCACGGTGCCGTAGGAAGACCCCGCGACAAGGTAAGTCATGATGCGCTGACTGTCGGCGTCCGAAAGCTCCATCTTGACATCAAGATTGAGGTCAGGGCTAGTCACGCCATAGAAGATAATGGCCATTAGTCGTTCTCCTTGGGTTCAGCGGCGTTTGCTTCGGCCACGGCGGCTTCGAGCTTCACAAGCAATGCTGCGGCGCTCTTGGCAGCGGAAAGCCCGGTGGCCTTAAGCCCCGCATCGATCAAGCCCACAAGCGATTGAAGCTCGTTGTTATCAAGGGTAAGCGTTACGGTGTTCATGTTGCTCTCTTAGTTAAGGACCGCCGGGACGCGATATGCAGTGCCCGTGCTGTCGTACAGGACAAGGTAGCCAGTGGCCGTGGGGGCACCAGCGGTGTAAGCGGTATCGGTGGTCAGCTTGCCCTGCACAGGAGCGAAGGCGCTGTCATCCGCGAGGCGGGCTTGCAGCGTGGTGCTGGACCGCTTGAGGGCGGGGAAGCTGGAGGTGGTGCCGCCAAAACCAAGCGTTACATCGCCAGTTCCCCAGCGGCCAATGGTCAGAATGCCAACACCAGTTGCCTGCAACTCAGCACGATTTGCGGCGGCAGAGCCAAAGTAAACACCGCCATTCCCGTTTAGAGCAGCGGCTGCTGTCTGGAAATATAAACCAGCAGTAACTGTTCCGCCGAACACGCCATTTGTTCCAACGTAAATACTACGCGGCCTGCTCGCGCCGGATGCGCCGATATCTTGGGCATTGTCTGCGTTGAAAAGCACGGGAACATGGAATGTAAACGAAGTAGTTTGCGTGTTACCGTAGTCAAATCTAGTGACACCGTCCGTCTGAAAGACAAGACGCTTTGTGACTGACACACCGCTACCGTTGCCCGTGACGTTTATTCCAAGCCTTCCATCCAGACCAGCCATTTCAAACTCAGACCAGACGCCGTTGGACGCATCAGTGTAAGTATCGTACACCCGGAACCTCTGCGCGTTCGCCCCGTTCCGCAGCGCGAGGGTGTTGGCGGCGTCGCGGGTAATAATGGTATCGACCGTGCCAACTGTAGGATCAGCGAAGCCAAGTTGAGGCGCAGTGCCCGCAGAGCTACCGCCACTCAGCGATGCACCGAGCTTTGCGTCCGCATACGCCACAAAGCTGCTAACGCTGCCGCCGCCACGGTTTAACCCAAGCACACCCCCAGCCCACATTCCGATTTGGTTGATGGCACTTGGCTGCGCGTTGGTGATTATCGTCCCGTCAGGGAACACAAGGTTTCGTGCGCTATTAATCGTCAGCGCCGTAGCCAGCGCATTCTGCGCGCTGCCAGCGGTCCCAGCCGGGGCCACTTGGAAGATGATGCTTCCGCCCGCAGCGCTACCCGTTGAGCGCGAACCCGCGATTGTGAAATCAGCACCCGCGATGTTGGTGCCAGATGCCCACTGAACGCCAAGCGTCTGCGGAACGGGAGTTGCGCTATCGGCAGCGCCAAGGCGAAGGGAGGCGGTGTCACGGCGGCCAAGAAAAAGATCAATAGTGCCCGCCCAAGACGTACTAGATGCCCAGCGGATGCCTACCGCACTACCGAGAAGCAGGTTACCATTTAAAGCGCCATCATAGCCGCCAATGACGCCATTATCGGCATTGATGCGACCATTGGTGCTGAAGGCGTTCGTCCCGCTAGCCAGCGTGGATGTAATGGCACCCGTTTTGTCTACCTTGAACCTACTGCTCCCGCCCACCTGCAAGTCCATCAGCAGCGAGCCGGATGCGGAGGCGTTATCAACTACGTTGAATTTAAACGCCGTAAACGTGGTTCCAGAGTTGGCCCACGTTGCGAGGAGATTGTCGATTGTCTGAGGCATCGTGGTGTCCTTACTGGTATTGCACAGTCATGTAAATTGGATCGCCATCTGCGGCGGTTATTTCAGTCACGCCATCGGCTGCGTAAACCGGATCTGTGTAAACATACGCCATGTCCTTGCCGAAGGTTTTGACTTCCATGTAGTCTTCAGTATTGGCGATCTCCGTGGCTGTCGCGGTGCGTCCGAGGACGATGAGGCCGTAGTCGCGGCCATAGAACCAGAAGCTGCTTCCGGCCCGTGCGCCGAGGTAGAGCGGGTAGTTGCCGAAGTTGCCAGCACTTGTGATGCTGTTTACTTCGGTGCCCGATACAGCGGAGCCATTGATGCGAGTTGAAACTGCCTCGCCAGCGGCGGGCAAACGGTTGTACAAAAGAGCCGACAATACGTTAGTTATTGGCGCTGCATAAGGCGTGTAGGTTTCGTATGCCCGGCCAGTTGTTGCCCGTATGTACGGCTGGTATGTCGTTGCGGCTGTTCCATCTGGAGCGGCAATATAAAACGCCCCTTGGTTTGCAGAGGCGTCCGCGCTTGTCTCAAGGAGAAGACCAAGCTGCGCGTCACTCAGCTTCCGCACCCCCGCGAACACGCTCATCGCTGCCGTGCTTGTGAAGTCGATGCTGGCCGTCTGCATCGTGGAGTTCGTCCCGTTGTAGCGGAGGTACAGCGGGAAGCCCGTGGTGTCGTAGTCCGTGGCGGTGGTTACGCGCTGATACGCGGGGAGGCCCACGCCATCGTTGGAGACGCGGAGGTCAAGAGCGGAAACGTATGAAGCATTTCCAGAAACACCCGCGAATGAGGGATTTCCAAATGCAACCGTCATTCCAGAATATGTTGCGGCATTCGCATGGGCAACTGTTACAAAGCCAGATGTTGCACTAGTCGTGCCATTCACTGAAATCCGATACCAACTGTCGCCAAGACTTGAGATGGAGCCGGAGACAAATGTCTGCGTGCTTCCGACGCTGGCAACATTGTTGTCAAGGTACGTCCCAGTATCAAGATCGAACAGCGCCGCGAACCAGCCGTTCCCGGTGCTATTGACAAAATTTATTGTTACGTAACGACGGTCTATCTTCCTGACGATGGCAGATACGGTCAGCGCCCCGGCGGGGACTGTAATGGCAGAAACACGCCCCACAAGATGTCGCCCGGTCGAGCTATCTTCTGACAGTTTGAAGATGGAGGTAACGCCAGAAGGAGGCGAAACGTCTACTGATGATGCGATGGTGCCGCCCAGAGACGCCCACACCGCATTTGTCAGCGTTTCACTGTACGTCAGCAGATTGTACCTTGCCGACAGCACGGGCCTGTTGATGTCCGTGGTCTGGAAGGCGTGGGAGCCGGGGAGTTCGCGGATTGAAATGCTTTCAACGACAATTGAGAATGCGGTGTCTGCTTGTAAACCGGCATTCCCGTTTGCACTGCTGTTCAGAAGGCGAACCGTTGTGACGCCAGTTGTAAGAGGGGCGCTAGTCACTCCAAGGCCACCGTTGACCACCAGCCTCACGGTGCCGGTCACAGACACAACATTGACGGTCATCTCGTAGTATTTGCTTGTCGAAGCCGAGACGTTTTGAAAAAAGAATATGGCACCGCTTGCCGAAGACCAGTTTGCTCTTCCGCTCGACACAGTAAATGTTGAGCCGCCAGTCGCTGTCCACCCAGTCGTGCCGTTGCTGAAGTCGCCATTCGTGAACAACTCGCTGCCCAGCACCAGCCCCCGGCTCTTGTCCAGCCGCAGGCCCACGGGCTGCTCCACCGCCGTCACGGGCGTGGTGCCTGTGGCGTCTTGGAACATGGTGCTGAAATCGGAACTATCGTACCAGACGCCGGGTGCGCCTGTGGCAAACAGTTCTAGCGGGCTAAATGACTGCGCAGCGTCCGCCAAAAGGCCCGGGGGAGTAGACAGAGCGGTTCCATATAGCAGCCCTGAGAAGCCGCCCCATAGACCTGTAGCCCCTGTGTAAAGCCCCGGCATATCTTCTCCTTAGAGAGATACGTTGTTGTGCTGAACAAGCGTCATGGTCACAGAACCAGTGCCGCTATTCAGGGTGACACGCGCGTAGAGCGGAGCGTAGCCGTAGTTCCCCTGCCTTGTAACAGTGGCCGCCACAAGATTGGTGTCAGGGTGATCAACCCAGTTCACCGCCTGAGGGGCAACCGGGAGCGTATCGCTATTCGGATCATCCAACGTCTGCTGGACCGTGTAATTTACCGTGCCAGACACATCGCACTGGATCGCCACCTGAGGGAAGGCCCAGTTGTCAAGGCGGAGCCAGCGGGAAGAGGCAACGCCGCTAGTACCGACCGTAATAGCACCCGCCGCAGCCGCGCTGATCGTGATGGAGGTAACTGTCTTGAAGTCCAGTGTAGACTGAACCGTAGTGGCATTCGGACCCACCAGAGTTTCAATCTGGGTCTTGCCGTTAGCTGCCGTACCAGTGACGGTAAACGTCTTGGTGCTTTCGTTGCCAGCGCACGTAATCAGAACGCGGCGGGCAGTGTCTAGAATGGCAACCCCGCCAGATACCAGCGCACCATTTAGCGTCAGGGCACCAGCACCGCCCGGGGTCTGTGAGAGGCAGATCGCATTAGCAGAAGCAGCGGTAAGCGGCCCAACAGTGGCATGAATAGGACGCATGAGTTAGCCTTTCTTCTTGGAACGGGCGACTGCTATATTGTCTACAGCATTTGGATAAGGCCGTCCAGCAGCACGCGCCTTGGCTTTCGCCTGCTCAATCTGCTTCTTCTTCATTGGCTTGGACTTATGGTCAGACGGGAGCTTTTTGTCCCAAATAGGCTTCATGGGCATTTCCACTTCCTGAGAGCCAGCGCCTTGCGCGTGGGCTTGCCATTTTCGTCCTTCATGGGACCGGGCATCCCGCCCATCCTAGCGCAGAAGCTGTTCTTGCGCGGCCCGCCTTCAGGCTGCGGCGGCTTCAGGTTCATGCCTTCACGCTTCGCGCTGGCGCGGCCCTTGGCGTTCAATCCGCCAGTTTCGCTTTTACCCTCTTTACGCTGCCATGCGGGAGACTTGGCCATCATGTTCTCCTAAAGAAAAGGGCAGGGTTGACGAAGCCCTGCCCTCACCAGCCCCCACCATAGAGGCTTATTCCGGGCGCAGTCGGGGAGGTCGCCCACGCCCGAAACCGTTAGCCGCGCGGCTTCTGGCCTTCGCCCTGAGCAGCCGTCCAGTCAGACGAACACATGCCGCCAGACTTGCGGGCCTTGCGATCACCGCGCATTGCGGCCATCTTGCCCTTCATCTTGCCCATGTCCTTCATGGCCTTGCCGCCAGACTTCCGCATCTTGCGGGCAGCCGCGACAACGTCCTTGTTACCGGAAACCAGTTCCGGCGTATTCTTCTTCGGGGCAACGCCCTTCATCTTTTCCATGCTCTTGGCTCCTTACGCCGGATTAGTTGTTAGACTGGATGTAGGTAACGACAAGGTTGCCAACGCCAGCACCTGTGCCGTTAGAAAGGGCGTAGATGGCAACATCAGATGTTCCGACATTGATCCACTTTCCGGTCCTTGTGGCGTCAGTACCGGGAGTCAATGCCAAAACACCGATTGCCGATACTGCTGTTGCAGCAACCAGTTCATTGGCGGTCACAGAAGTACCAAGGCTCAAAGTATTAGAGCCTGTACTCCATGCAGTAGTGGCAAACACCTTGATGTCAACGATCTGGCTGTTAGCCGGGATCACGATGCCCGTAAGGGTGGCAGCAGTTGTGCCCGCCTGAGTGATGGCAACTTCCTGCGAAAGGACAACGTCACCAACATTCTTGACGTTGCGCCCGACAGTCGTGCCGCTGGTGTTCTGGATAGGACCCGCTTTAATCGGGCCACTGAAGTGCGTTTTTCCCACCGGGAACTCCTTGCACATGCACTGTACCGTCTGTGCAAAGTCCGCTGGTCCGGTCGGTACAGTAGGTTAAAACCAGAAAAGGAGACGGGGTTAGCCGCCAACTAATTGGTATCAGTAATGCTGTGCTTGCGCAAGTAGTCAATCGCGTTGCTTATCACGTTAACATCCTCGCCAAACAATCCGACAGCCTGATTGCACCGGGCGCAGAGAAGGCCGCGTATCTTTTCACTGTCATGGCAATGATCGACAGCAAGCGGCTTGATCTTGCCGTTAACAACGCTTGTTTCAGGCTTGAAGCAAATAGCGCACACGCCGTTCTGAGCCAGCAGCATTTCCTGATATTTAGCAAGGTCAATGCCGTAATGGCGTTTAAGCCCATAGTGGCGCTGAGCTTCGGCAGACATTTTGTATTTTTTCCTGCCTTCTGAAAACACTTTTATGGCCTTAAACTTACCCTCACGAAGGTTGGACAGCTTCAGGTTTTCAGGGTTTCCGTCATCAAAAAGAACATTGAATTTGGGCCATTTTTTATATGTCAAAAGCCAAGCGGCCCGGGCAGCGGGAAATTCATGATTATCAAGGCGGATGTAAAGATAGCGCGTTTGCTTGCCAGTCTTAACGCTTGCGCGGCCACCCTTGAGACAGCCAGCAACTGTTCCAGCTTTCACGTTTTTGGAAATATCTATCTTCCAAGTAAGCGCGCCAGTATCAGGGTTGTAATCCAAAACCTCAGAAACACGCTCATAGGTAAGTTCGTTGGGTTTTACAAAAGCCATCAGGGCCTCCATTTTGTTGCATCAGAGAGTGTACCCTCTTTTGCAATGAATGGAAGCCCTGACTGTACCCTTTGTGGATAAGCGCCTAACCTATTGGTTAGGTTGGCAGCGAACCCCAAATCGACCTAAAGTTGTAGTACCCAAAGCTGTAGCGCTCGTACCCTTTAACCAAGAGGTTGTCAGTAACGAAATCTACCTGCATATCCGTCTCAAACTTGACGCGCTCCATGTAGGAGAGGCCGTCAATGTTCGTGAGCAGGAACCAAGCAGTAGCGGACGTGAGGAAGTCATTGGTCATGTAGCCTTCAGGCAGGCCGCCCGAAGTGCTGATGATCGCATTGACATCGTTGTCAGCCGTGCCGGGGCGCAGTTCCGACTTCGTGAGGCGGATCGCAACGGGCTCAAGCTGCGGGGGAACCAGCAGCTTACGGGCGCGGGCGAAGACCTTGAGGCCAGCCTGATCCTTGAAGTTGGTACGGATGGCGATCATGCCAGCAAGCAGGGTGGCCTCATTGAGTTCCACGTCTGTTGCGGGGCGGTTCGCAACCGTGCCGCCATCAATCGGATGGTCGGTGGCAATCAGGGCCTTACCGTCACCGCCCACGGAGGCGTTATAGGTCGTAGCCGTGTTGATGACGTTAGCGCCGTAGATTTCCTTCGTCTGATTGAAGCTCTCAATCAGGCCAAGGTTAGAGGGCTGGAACTGGGTCTTGTACAGGTTATCGTCAATCGCCTTGCGGGTGATTGCGTAGCCCAGAGCGATTTCCGTGTGTTCCTGATTGTAGACATAACGCTCACCAGCGCCGTTGTCGAAAGCGGTCTGGCCGCCTTCGGTCTTAAGCTGGGCAAGGCCGAGGTAACGCATTTCAGCGGTACGCTCAAGGGCCATGCGGCTTTCGTGCTTGGTGAAGATTTTGTCGTACTGAGACGGAATTTGCTCGTACTTGCCTTCGATCCCACGGAGGCCGGGGAGGAGAAGGTCCTTGATGGCACTAAGATTAACAGCCATTGGTCAATGCTCCTCTTAGATGCCAGTCGGGCCAGCGCCGTTGTTGCGGCTGGTGACATTGTTGAAGCCGACAATGATCTGATTGTAAGCAGACGAAATGTCGGTCCCGTTGGCACCGGGCGGGTCCTGAATGAACCCAATGATGCGGAAAGGAAGGGTGGCGGTGACGGCGGGGCTTTCCACGAAGGCACCAGAGATGCCAGTGGAAGCGTTGCCAGTGCCAAGGTTGAACTGGATGTTCAGACCCATGTCAGCAAGACCAATGGCGGTGCCGCCAGCCTGCACGACAAACTGAGCATTCGGGGCGTCAATGATATACGCCTCGACATCAGCGGCAGCGTCAGAACCCGGCCAATAGTTAGACCAGACAGTGCGCTTCTGCGAAGTCGAGAGGTACTTGCAGCCAGCAAAAATGCCAGAAATCTGAGCGGTTCCAGCCGTGGCGCGGGCAATGTAGCCCGTGGCAAGGTTGCTGACGGGGTCACCAAAGTAAATCGCAGTCGTGTTGTCAGACTTCACCAGACGAACGGAAAGTTCGTAGGTCGGGTCCGCACCCATGCCACGATAAACCCTGAAGCCAAAGGGAGCGTTTGTATTCGGCATCCCGGTTCTCCTAAGGGACGATCATATCAAGGTAAGCACCGGGCCACCGCATGATCAAACAAAGGTTAATCCTTCGCCGGGAAGGAATGAGATGTTTATATGCTGTAAATGGAACCTTGACAATAGACAAAAACAACCCCGCTAAGTTAATAGCGGGGTTGCTCGACAGGCAGAAAGCTGACGCCCCTGCTTACTCCGTGGCAATTTTTATAGCCTCGAAAGACTTCTTGATGGACGGGCGAACGCGCGGGTCATCGCGCTCAAAGGTCCCATCCGGGGCCTGATTAAGCTGGGCCTCCTTTGCGCGGACCTGAAGGCGTGCGCTCTTCAGGTTTGTATTGTGCGCGTCATCCGTGAGGACCTTCGGACGCTCCATCAGGATCATTCCGTCACGCTCAATTGTCTGCCAGTTGCCCTTGGGCATCATTTCCGGGTGGCGAGACGCCGGGACAGGCTCCCAGCCCTTGCGCGCAAGCTCGACCTCATGCGCCGGGTCTTCCTTGCCCCAGATGGTCTTGCGCTTCCATTCGTAAGACCAGCCGTCAGGGATGGTTGCCGGGTTGATGTAGAAGCGGTCAGCGCCATCCGAATTGTCATTGACCAAATGCTTGCGGATTTCAGCAGCCCTGCGTTCAGCGCGGGCGCGCGGGTCTTCCTCACGCGGGGTGGCGCGCATCTCATCGCGCACTTCCTCTGAGAAATTGGGCCGCATTTCCTTCGGGATACGCCCGGGACTGCGCTTCACTGTGTTTTCTTCAGACATTAGTTCAATTTCCCTTCCTTTTTGAGGGCCAGCTTGTTTTTGGCGTACTCTTCAGGGGTCATGCCCATAATTCCCGCCATTTCACGCTCTTCGCGGGTCAGTGTAACCGTATTCCGGCCCCCACTTCCGTTAGAAGCGGTGCGAGAAGACGGTGCAGCGGGCGGGGGAGGCTTGCGGGCAACAGGTTTTGCCGCCATGGACGAAGGTTCCTCGACATCTTCAGCCTGAACCGCCGTCTGAGGCTTCACATAGCCCATTTGGCGTTCAATTTCCGCGAAATATTCGTCTGTATCGGCCTGAAAACCGTCTGCAACAGCGATATTATGCGCCCCAATCATCTTCATGTAGAGGCGGCGGTCACGGACACACTCAGGATGAGCCCTAACCCACGCCGCAGAACGTGGAGAAAGCTGAGAAGCGATGGCTTCGACGGGGTCAGCGGGGGCCTCAGGCTCAGTTTTCGGCGGCGTCTTCAGCCTCTGCTCAAGAGCAGAACGCCCATTTTCAAGCTGAAGCAGTTTCGCGCCGTTGATCGACATATTCGACTGGATTTCAGCCGCAGCCTCATAGTCTCCAGCCGTCATCGCCGTGGCATAATCACGCTTCAGCATGTCATTGGTGCGCTTGACGCTGTCAATTGCGCTCATGATAAGCTGAAGATTGCTGTCCTGCACCTCATAGGATGCACGATTGGCCTGATTGCTTGCCTCACGGGCCCTGCGCTCAGCTTCCGCCCGCGCCTGACGCTCGACTTCAAGCTGCTTCTTAAGAGCCTGAATGCCACTTTCGGCGTCATCCGCGCTGTCTTCGGGCTTGTCAGGAGTGTCATCGCTTTCCTTCGGAGGGGCAATGACGATTTCTTCTTCCTGAACGTTCTCTTCAGTGTCTGCCATTTATGTCCTCCTACCAGACAGTGTCAGGCGTAGGGATGCGCCCGCGAATGTCGGTGTCATCAAGAATGCGGCACAACTGCCCATGCACGGTGATCGCCCAACCATCGCTGGGGCGGAAGTAAATCCAGTCACCAACGTCAAGGTTCACGCCTTTGAACCACTTGCCGCTTTCATCAACAAAGGCATCCGCGCCCTTCTTGATGATAAGGCCAACCTTGCCCTGATACTTGTCTTCGTCGCGGGTCTGCGCAGACAGGTACAATCCGCTCTTGGTCTTCTCAGGGCGGATGTAAATGGCGACAAGAACCTGATTGTGGAAAATCTCAATGTCGCTGATGTCGCCCATTTCCTTGCGGATGGCCTCAGCGGGATCGGTGGCGTGTTCCATACGCATGTATGGCATGTCTAGCTCCCCTGTTGTGCTTTGTTGATTTCGGTATTCACTTCGTCAATCATCTCAAAGGCAATGTTGATGCCCCGGACGATGCCAGCCTGATACTTGTAATCGGCAAAATTTTCGGCGTTACCCGTCACAATGCGTTCGCTTTCGCGGATCGCCGCCTCTTGCAAGCGCTTCGCAAATACCTTTTGCCAAAACGTGTCGTAAGTCTGCATCGCATACAACACGTAGTAAATGGCAAGAAGTTAATCTATTTACTTGCTATTATGTAAATGTGGTTATGCACTGTTAATAAAAAGGGCCGGGAGTTACCCCAGCCCTAAAATTGGTGCCGCAAGGGGAAGCACACTTATGTCGGCTTGCTTCCTGTCAGGCGACCGACAGGCCCCTTGCAGCGCGGCCTTAGTAAGCTTTCTTCCCGTAGGCGTCAATCTTCTGAAGACGCCCTTCCCCGGAGCCAGCGCCAGCCGTCATGCCAAGGCCGCCACCGTCCCTCTTGGGCGGACGCGCGCCATACCATTCCTTCTTCTGAAGGCGGCCCTCACCAGAACCAGCGCCAGCCGTCATCATGGCGCGGCCGCCGCGCTTACGGGGGAGCGGCATGGGGCCCGGAGCGGGGCCGGGACCGGGCATGGGGCCAGCGCCAAGGCCGCCCATGGGAGGGCCGGGAGGAGGGGCACCCATGCCAGCAATCGGCGGGACAGGCGCAGGCGGTGCGCCCAGAGGCATTGTCGGACCACCCGGAACCATGGGCTCAGGCTGCTTGGGGGCAGAGTTGATCGTGATGTTGATCACGGGAACCTTGCTCCCCTTGGACGGCTTGTCAGACTTGGCCTTGGGGTTGTTCATCTCTTCGCCAAACCCGCCGCCATACGCCTTGGCAACGCGGCCACCGGACTTGCGCTCCTTGCGCTCATCCTCTTCGTCTTCGTACTCTTCGTTCTCGCCCATGTACGCCTTCATGGCAGCGCCGACAGCGTGACCAATAGCCTTGTGGGCATCATGGTCAACTTTGCCACCGGACTTGCGGCCCATGTAAACGCGGTCCTCATACGGGTCAGCCTTGGGGGTGTATTTCCCAGCGTCCATCTTGCGCCTGACAGAAGGCGTCATTTCGGGACGCGGGCGCGGCTTCGGAGGGGTGACGCCAACCATGGAGCTTTCCGCGTAAGGGTCACGCCCAGCCATCAGCGCCGCAGCTTCCTTCGCCGTCATGCCGCCGCCTTCCTGCTTCTTGGCGCGGCCACCAGCCCTCAGGCCCTTGGAGGACTGCTGGGCGTCATGCTTCTTATCAAGCTTTGACTTTTCCCACTTCTCCATGGACATGCCATGCTTCTTGGCAAGCTTCTTGTCCTGCTTCAGGTCTGCCTTGGAGTGTTCCCACGTCTCGCCGGAAACCTTGCCACCCTTCTTGTAGCCAGCCATTTCGCGCACCTTGCTGACGCCAGTGCCCTGCGGGATGCCGAAGTTTGCCCCGCCATACGGCATTCCGCCGCCCACATACTTCTTGGCACGGCCACCGGACTTCATGCCGCCAACGTGCTTCTTGCCATCGCGCTCTTCGTTGGCTTCCTTCATGTTGCGGTTGGCATACGCCATGGCAATCGCCTTGCCGCCGTCCTTCTTGGCCTTTCGATCCGCGCGGCCACCGCACATCTTGCCTTCAGGCTTCGCGTCAACTTTGCCGCCCGACTTGTAGGCGCGGCGCGAAACCGGGCGCATACCAGTCTTAACATCCGCGTCCAGCGGGTCATAAGCAGTCCAACCAGAGGCATCAACCGGGCCCTTAAGCGGCGCGGTCATGCGGCTGATCTTTTCGTTCATCGCGGCCTTCGCCTGCTTCCGGTATTCCATGTTTGTCTCCTTGAGTACGCTCAGTGTACTGTTTTTATTTGTTTACGAAAAGAGCTTTGCAAGCCTGATGGCCGCGTCAATCCCATCGCCTACCCCGCCACCGTTTCGGTACGGATAACGGTACATCTGTCCTTGCTGCGGCATAGCCGGGTCAAGAAACTGACCATTCGCGTACTGCGCAACCAATGGCGAAGCTCCCAAGCCCCCCGTATACCCAAGGCTTCCATAGTTTGGCGGAAGCTGCTGGTAGTTAACATAAGGCGGGAGGGGCGGCAGAGCAGAGGAAGCAGGCTGCTCTTTTGGGGTGGTAGCGGCGACAGGCGGCGGGGCAGACGGCCTAGGCAGCCCTGTTTCGTTGCTGCTACGCTGGCCAGCCATCGCCATGGTGCGGGCATATGCGCTGTCGGGGCTGGGTTCGCCAAAGACATTCCGCAAACCCTGATCCAAGCGGCCCATCCAGCTATCTTGCTGGGAGGGGGCAACGCGCGTCCCAAGCTTTTCAGCAGCCCACTGAGAAATTGGCTCCACTAGCTTCGCTACGCCGGGGCTGTAATTGGGGTTGTAGGTATCCGCATCCGTTACAGCCTCACGGACCATTCTTTCAGAAGGTGTTTCGTTGGTATTAACGGGCGATATCTCATTCACCGCGTTGTTTACAACGCCGCCCGCATAAGGGTTTGTGAACCCGTACTGCGGAACCTGAGTATTGACAGGCGTGTATGTCGGAACCTGATTGGCAGCAAGCTGCGCGTTGAGGGCCGCTTGGTCACTTGGGGAAAGCTGCCCAATTTGCTCAGGGCTTACGTTGTAGGAAACTCCGTTAATAGTAACAACGCGGTCCTGCCTTGTCTTGGCAGGAGGGGCCGCAGCCTGCGCAGGCGTCCCAACAAAAGTATTGTCAGGCACACCCATAGCAAGCCGATAATCATTTACATTGGCGCGCGGGTCTTGAGCAACGTCATATGCGGGAACTCCCGGAGGCGACCTATACTTGCCGTATTGAGCAGCAAGACGCTGGGCCTCTGACACAGGCGCTGGGCTAACTTGCTGGGATACAGGGAATGCGCGCCCAGAAGGCATTGGGATGCCTGTCGGGTCTTGAGCAGCCGCGTACCTCCCCATGGCGCTAGTGTACGCCTCAGTGGTCGGGGCAGGAGCAGAGCGATACTGACCATATTGCCCCGCCAGCCTAGCAGCGTTTGGCTGGTTATATGTGCCGCGATCATATTGCTTCACGCCTTCGTCAGCAAAGGGGGAGTTTGCCCCCTCAAACATAGAGGACGTGGAGTAATCTGACGGGCGCGCGGGCGTGCTGCCCAGACCACGATTGGGGCCAGCAGTCGGCTCTTGAGACAGCTTGACAGGCGTAGCACTGCGGGTCAGGGGCGCATTAGGGGCGATACGATCCTGAATTTTCCCAGTATACCCGCTAACGACAGAACTGCCTGACGCAATACGGTCCAAAGTATTCTGGGACGCCATGCTTGAAGGGGAAATCGTGCCAGCAGTCTTATCGACGCCCACGCGCGGCCCAAAACCCTTTTGCCGCTGTTCAGCCATGCGCTCTTCATTTTTAGAGCGCGTAGTGTCCATAAACGATTTGTTTACGGCTTTTGATGTTGCTTCACGCGCCGCCTCAGGAGACTTATAACTTGCCCCCTGACCCGACATAGGGCTTTTGGAAGCAGCATTTGCGCTGGCCTTTTGACTTCCCATGCCTGAACCACCGCCGCCTCCACCTGATGGAGGGGCAGAGCGGGATGGAGCAGTACGCGATGGGGCGTTGAGGGAGCCGCCACCGGGGCCGCTTGATTTACCAGCGCCAACATTGCTTGATTTAGACTGACTAGCAGACTTCACAGAGGCGCTGGCGGCGGTGCCCTTAATGTTTGCGCCGCCTAGAACGCGATGCTTGCGAAGACTGGCCGCCTTTTCATCAGAAATCGTAAGATACTTGGGCTTCTTCGCCATGTCAGACCTCAGAAGTTAAAGCCAGAGCGCGGCCAACTGTGTCACTATCAGCATATTTTGTGCTGCCTGTCACGCGGCCACCCTTTTTGAAGTCAGAGAACCGGGCCCTCTGGAAGTCATCAGTCAGGCGGAAACCAAGCTGCTCACGCGGGCCATCAGCCGTCTGGACGGGGATGACCTCCCACTGGACCTTCTGACCCGTGGCGTCCTTGACTACCTTCTCTACGCGCTTTTTGTAGATGTTATTGTAGTAATCAATCATGCCCTCGCCGCCCGTCTTCAGATCAAGACCAGACAATTCAAGCGGGCTGCTGGCGAACTCATTGGCCAGCATTTCATTCAGGTAATCTTTGGCGTGGCCCTTGCTGGGGAATGTTTCGCCACTTGGCTCACCGTAAAGATAAACGCCCCACTCTCCGGTTTCAGGGTCCTTCACAATTTCGTACTCTTCAATAGCGGAACGGCGGCTTTCCTCCTCCAAGCGCATCTTATCAGCCAATTCCTTGCCGATATATTCGTCAAGGTCAGATGGATCGCTGATGCTTTCGTTGACCACCATCTTGCCATTGGGGTCATAAGCCAAAAGGCTTCCATCATCCGGATTATACTGGACCTTGCTGATATGTTTTTGAAGATTGAAGCGCTCAGCCTGAGCTTCGCCCGGGGTAAATGTGAAGTAATCCGCGCCAGCGTCCAACGCCTGATCCAGAGACTTCTTGATTGAAAGGTCTGTCCAGCCCTGTGTAGAACTAATGTAAGGGGCGGCCTCAACCATGTACTGCTCTTTGTTCATGGCTTCAAATAGGCTTCTATATTCTTCGCCACGCCCCAGTTCATCTGCGATTTTGTTTGCGCCCTTCTGACGCGCAACCGTAAGAGCGTAACTCCGGGCCTTTTCAAAATCATTGTCATAGTAGTGCGGGGCAGCATCAAAGGCGGCCTTCGCCTTTTGCTCGACCCATTCATTGGTGTTGGCCTTTACGGCATTATCATATTCTTTCCGCCAGTTTTTGCTAAGGTCCTTGACGCCGCTCTTACGCCCTGCCTGAGCCCAGTCACTCTGGGTTTCATCAACATTAAACGCCTTGTAAGGGCGGTTAGCGCCTTCAGGGGTCACATCAAGAATTTGGCTGCGGACATGGCTGATCACGTCAGGTTCATCCCAGTGCCCTGACCGGAACTTCCCGCCTTCACGGTGCAGAGACTTCGCAGCACGCTCCGCGTCAGCCTGACTGTAATAGGTGTACGGGCCGCCAGACTGGTTCCTAAGCGTTTCTCCGTCAGGACCGACGATGTGCCACATGCGGTCCTTTTGGACAACATTCGGGCGCTGAGAGCTTCCAAGCCGGATCAAGGTTTCGCGATAATCTTGACCGCCCGGGGTGGAGTAATCTTGGTACTTTGTAGGGGTGCTAAGTCCGCCAATGCTGTCAACGTACTCCTGCTTCATAGCCTCATGGAGGTCAATAATTTCGCCATTATAATCTATGCCGTCTTGCAGCAGACTTAGATAAGTCTGGTCCTTTAAATGAAGTGGGTTGGTAGGGTCGCCTCCTAAAGATTGCTTTATGCCGCGCGCCGCAAGATTTGCGCGCGTCTTTTTTTCCATCAATTCGTTTATTTTTGGTTCGTATTTCTGGCGAATTTCAGCGGGTACATCCTCAACCTTAACATCAGCAAGGCGCGTTGGCTTATTACCGCCCAAAACAACGTTCTGTGTCTGAACGCGGTTCTTCGTCAGATAGTCCACAAGGTCCTGCTTCGTGATTTGCTTCTGCTGGGGCAGGAATGCCTCCGCGCCAGTCCAGCGAAGCTCTTCAGGCGAAACGCTCTTGCGCAGCATGGCCAAAGCCTGCTGGCCAGTCATCTTCTCCATGGGAAGAGCTTGCGCGGCTTCCATGGCCTTGGAGAACCAACGCGCAGGGCCAGCTTCAGCCTCCGCAGGGTCTAAGAAGTAATTAGCAGCACCAATGCCAGCGGCCTTGGCGTACTTGCCGCCCGGGCCGAAGCCAATGGCAAGGCTGGCCGTCAGCGGGTCATTCGTGGCCACGCCCTCGGCCACATCCATTCCAGCGGCAACGGGGGCGGTGAACGGATTAAGATAGAACGGGACGGTCTTCAGGTCATATGCGGTTTGCGCCATGCCGCTCATGCCGGGAGCAACGTCATAAGGAGCCGTGCCCATGCTGTACTCGCCGCCAAACAGAGGCATGTCTACAGTGACTTCGCGGCGCGGCTTTGCCCCCACATGCGTCATCTGCTGAGTTTCGCGGGGCTGGGCGGCGACCGCAGCCTTGGTGGCCTCATAGTCCGCAATATCGCGGTCAGGGACGGCGTAATACTCCATGAGCGCGTCATAGGTAGCCGGGTTAGATACAGCCCGCTGGGCGACCGCCTGAGGGGCATCTGTACGTGCTGGGTTAGGACCGGGTGCCGTAGGCGGGATCAGATTGCCCTGAGCATCGTACTTGTTGCCCTTGGCATCCTCCATCATGACGGGCGCAGTACCGCCGCCCACATCCTTGGCGAGGCGAACGGCGTCAACAATGTCATCGTCAACCGCGCCGCCGTCAGCGTATCCCCACGGCATTGGGTTTTCCTCCCAATACTTTTCAATGTTATCAGCCCACTCATTTGTGGCCTTCTGCTTGGGGAATTGCGTAATCATTGACCACTGAGCCTTGGAGGGGTCCACTTTTGCGTTTGGGTGCAATTTCTCAAACCATTGGGGGAACATAAGGCGAGAAGGCGTAATATTTTGGAAACCTCCAGAATACCCTTCTGGCGATTTTATCTTGTTGCTGTATGTGCCGTGCTGTGGGCCAGCAGTCATTGTTTCAAGGGTTGGCTCTACCTTCATGAAAGAAAAGCCGGAAGAACCCAGCGGCAGCCCGATCAGACGGGGTTCAGATACAGCAAACCTAACCTCTCCAGCATCTGGGAAGCCAGCCGCTCGATACTCTTTTTTGTCCATTTTCTTTACAAAATCTGAAAGGTGCGATCCGGGCCTTCCGCGCGCGTTCATAAACGCCAACGCCTTGTCAGTTTTTGCGATACCCGGCCAATCCGGGTAAGTTTTCTTCATTTCTGCGTCAAATTTAGCAATATCTGCCCGCGCAATCTTGCTGTTTGGTATCATTTTTATGATCGTGTCAGCCATCATGTGGGTGCTATCTACCGCCTCTGGCCCCATGGAGACAGATGTCAAATATGGAACTTCGCCCTCCTTGGTGCGCTCCGCAAGCCGTTCTGCCATGGTATTTGCGGCGTCTTCGCGGCTGGCCCACGCAGCGGGCGCGTCCCCTTGGCCAAACCTGTCCCGCGCAAACTCAAACCCGCCATGGAGGTCCGTAGGATTTGCAAGACGATTGGCTCCAACTTTGGCAAGGCGTTTCCCAGCGGCGCTTAGATCGCCGACAGCCGGATAAATGACGGCGTTTTCCTTAACCAAATCGTGCGGGCGCTTTTTTAAGTAATCAATAAGCGGGCGAACCTCATCATATTCAGCCTGCATTTCTGTCAACGGCACGCCATAACGCTCGTTCCCTAAAGCGGGAACGCCACGCTCAAAATTGCGCGATTTCCTGACAAGATCACTGCCCTCAGAACGGAAAACCTTGTCAACAGGCGCTGGAGGGAGGTTGCCAAATTCACGCTGCAAATACTTAAGCGCAGCCTCAACATTTTTATCAGACACAAACCCCTTTCCAGCATACCCCTCGCGCACAGCGCCGCCACCAGCCTTCTCAAGATATGTAAACGGCTCCATGACGCCTGTTTTCTGGTCTGCGAAGACCGTGTCCTCAGACGCCGCATTGCGGTTGCTGGGGCCGTGCGGGCCATAGTTCAGCCAGCTATTCTGACCGCGTGTTTCGCTGGTCATCGCAGGCAAAGCCTCAGGCGAATACATGCGGCGGTGCAGCAAGTAAGCGCGCTCTTCACCCGGAGCGCGGAAGAATGGGTTGCCGGGTCCATAATGTCCGTACAAATCATGCACGATACGGAAGGCGTCATTAACGGTAGCGTTATCAAGATCACCCACGCGGCCAATACGCTTCAGTAGAGGGTTCTGCGATGGATCAAATTCAATGCTAGAACCGAAGCCCGCGTCAGTCGGGAAAAAGCTGAGGCTCCCACGCTCTGCGATATCCGCATAGCCAAGAGACGGGCTGGCTGCATACGGGTCTTTGCCACGGATCGCAGTGAACGCAATCCCAGCATCTTCAGCGGCCTTAAGCTGGTCAATTGTCTCTTGCGCCATAGCATCATAAGAACGGCGCACAGCCGGGTCATCAGGTGCGTGCTTCATGCGGTCGTAAGCCTCAGCGACACGCATAGCAAATTCTTCATCCAAAGATGGATATTGCTCCATCTCATGGCTTCCAATAACGCCACGCTTTTTCAAATATTCAGTCGCGGCGTCCATGATTTGTGGGATGGGCTTTGCCTCAGCCTCGCCAACAAAAGGCAGCTTCACAGACGATGGCTTTCCCGGAACGCCCTTATAACCGGACCCCGGAGGCGTGAGCGCAGAAAGCCCCTTACGCTCTGAAGGCCCTAAAAGCCCAATAGTGGCGCGGCGAAGGAACCCGCCTCCATCTGCCTTTTCAACCCGCCCGCCATCAGCATCAGAAATTCTCTTACTGGACGCCTTGAACGGATCAAATGCACCAAACCGTGAGCGGATGTTCTTGGGGTCAAACACAATGTAATGGCGCGTAGACCCACCAGTTCCCGGCATACCAACACGGCCAAGACCACCAGCAAATACGTCTGTGGCCATATCTATGCTGTCGTACCCCAAGCTTTGGAAGACATCAGCCATAACATGGCCGGGGCTGACCATGTTTCCATTGTCATCCATAAGATCGAAGACGTTTTCGCCTACAACCTTCCTGTATGTCTTGGCGTCTATTCCTCCGTTATTGCTGATTTCATCATATAAAGCGGCAGAAACCCTATCAACTTCACTGTCGCGCGTCCCATAATCGTACAGGGCTTGGCGTGTTTTCTCTACTAGATCGGCAGCGGGGCCACCCTCTGAAATGATGTCCCCGTCTTCGTCATACTGGACATCATAAGGCCAGAAGGTCTGATTTGGGCTGTCAATTACAACAGGGTTTTTCATGCGAAGGTTTACAGGGTAAACAGCACCTTCGTTTGTGATGCCAAGGTTCTGGCGCGCAAGATCATCCGAAAACTGCTTTACAATTTTCGGGTCCATAGGGTTGCCAGTAAATTCCGTGCCGTACTTGTCGCGGTGCCAATCCAACACGTCATTCGGGTGGAAGTTATCTAGAATGTTTTCAGCCTCCCGCTCAAGACGCATGGTCAGGTCAGGGCCAGCCGCCGTGGCATAGTTCTCACTGGCGTCTACAGGGCTTGTGGTAAAGTATTGATGGCCACCCCAGTAGCCTTCGGGATTGCTATACCTGTTGGAGAACTGAGAAATGTTGCGCGGGCTTCCATGGTAAGCCGGGACATTCACGCCAAGGTCTTGGCGGCGCTCCTCCAAGCTCTGCGGATCAAACGCAAGATTAGGATCGCGCTGATTAAGATACTCAACCAGACTGCGCGTCTCAGCGTCCGCCCCCGGGGCAACGTCAACCTTAAAACCGGGCTTAAGGTGGGAAGGGATTTCATCGACGCCGTAACGCATGGCGGGGGCGGCTTCTTCACCAGCGCCAGACGTCAGCTTCAGCGCCTGCTCCACAACATCACCGACTACACGCCCTTTGCCAGCGTACCCTTCGCGGCGGGGCAAGTCAGACACGCCAGCCGCTTCGTTAATGGCTTTTACCTCATCATCTGTCAGGAGGCGGTTTACGCGCATGTCACCACCAATGAGCCAGTTCCCGGTCATGTTTGGGTTAGTTTTGTAACGGTAGTGGCCTCCAAAAGGCACCTGATCGGTGATGTGGGCAGTTTTGGGATCAGGCGTGCCTTTTTTAGTAATACGGGCCCGTTCATTGGCTACCTTCTGCCAATCTACATCATCAGCCATTTCCACCTCAGCCCATACTTGGCTAGACGGGCGAGTGTCCGGGGGGAGCTTTGGATCACCGTGAGAACGGGCACCAATATGTGTGGCGACAGGCAAGTCACCCGCGTGCCATCCCGGCCTGTAGGCAAGCTCACCAAGCTTTGACTTTACTTTGCCGCTTGCAGACTGCTCTCCAGCCTTGGCCTTGAGCCATTCGCCAAGCGCAACTTCTTCATTTGCGTCAACGAATAAAGGGTACAGCTTTCCATCTTTCTGGCGGAATAACTTGTAAGCCTTCACTGTCTTCTGCGGGTCGCTGCCAGCGACGAGCTTCAACGCCTGCCCTACAACGTCCTTTTTGCCAGCCATTTACTCTTACCCCGCAAGACCCGGATTAGGCTTCTTCTTACCCGGCTTCTTGGGCGCGGGTTCAGGCTTCAGTGCCGCTTGGGTCTGCATTTTCTGCATATCAAGCTCATGCATTTCCTTGTCGTGATCCATCTTCAGCGCATCACGCTGCAAGTTGACCATGGCAAGCTTTTCACGGCTATCACGCTCCTCAGCGCGGTTCTGGCCGTCGAGCGTAATGTCCTTATGGTCGATATCAAGCTGCTTGCGCTTAAGCTCAAGATCAGCGGCATCATTCTGGGCGCTCATCATAGCCGCCTGAGCATTCAGCATGTCAGCCGGGTTCTGCGGCTGCCCCTGCGGGCCCGCGCCAATCTCAGCAGCGGTCTTTGCCGCCTGAGCCTCCTTCAGCTTGGCGTCTGACTGGGCAGTCAGGCTTTCATTGGCGATCTTGGCCTTCTTCTCCTCCAGTTCAGCCATGGACTTCATGGCCTCAGGCGAGATGGAGCCGTCCTGCTTCTTTACAAACTCATCCGGGTTATAACCAATCGTGCGGATGGCCTGACGGTTGACCGCGTTCAGGTCGAACATATCGGGGGCCTGAGACGCCAACTGGATCAGCGCCACCGTTTTCATCATGCGCTGGGTCTGGCTGGCGGTATTAGGATCGGCCTGCGGGATTAAATAGTAGTTGGATATGGCCTGCTCAAACGTCTTCTGGTCCCACGGGTAAGCGGGCTTCTTGTTGCGCTGCCAAAAGCTCTCCGGGTTCTCGCGGAAGCACTCCACCAGAAGCTGGAACTCATCAGCCTGAGCGGCGTGCAGGCGTTTGTGGACGCTGTTCATGACCTTGGTGGCCTGATCAATGATGGCCAGTGTGGTGCCCACAGGGGCGTCCTGACGGCCTTCGCCAACAGCCATCTCAGCGGTGCCGCCAACGCGCTGGCCGTACTCAGCGATGTTCTGGGCAAGCTGGAACAGGGCGGGGCTGGGTTCCTTGTAGGGCAGCGGCATGATGGCATCGCTGATCTTCATGCCGTTGGTCTTGACCATGGCAGAGCCGCCCGGGGGAACGCGGAAGATGTTGGTGTTCTGGCGTGCGCCCTGATCGGCCATGAGGAAGCCGGGGAAGCTGGCGAACATGCCCGCGTCGAGAAGCTCACGCCATGCAGCCGTCACAGCATTTGTCGTGTTGCCCAGAATGTGAAGCAGGCCAATATCGTAAAAGCCAAGACCCGGGACAAACGGGTACTTGACGAACACACGCTTGGCCGTGGGCAGATCGTCATCTTCGCGATAGTTGCGAACGATGCTCAGGATTTGGCGGCTGCTCAAATCAATCGTGACACGATACGGGACCTCAAGGCCGGAAGGCTTGCCCTTCCATTTGTGTTCAAAGCCTTTGATGTCCAGTTCGCAGTAGCACTCATAAATCTCACGGTCACGGTCTTCATGGTTCATGACCGTGTTGGACACGCCCTGCTGAGCGTTCTTTTCTTCCTTGGCGGCGTCCAGCTTGACTTCCTGCGGCTCAGCCAGAGGAATGTCCCGATACGCGCCAATGATCTGCATACGCTTGACCACACTAGGGCGCATCATGATGCGATGCGTGATGCGCTTGGCACTCTGCAAGTCAGTTGCGTTGTTATTAACAATCAGGTCTTCAGCGTCGATGCTTTCGCTAACCGGGCGATTACGGAGCGGGCAGAAATAGACCTTTTTGAAGCCATTTCCGCCAAAACCAACCATGAAAAGCATACGGTCTGTGTCAGGGTAGTATTCAGTCGCTACCGTTGTCAGGTAGTGGTTCATGTCCTTCTCAAGGGCGTTGGCAAGCTCATCCAGTTCGTCGCTGGAGTTATTGCTGTCATCCCTGATCTTGACGGGACCGTCAGTGGGCAGAAGTTCAGAGCGCGCGTTAGCCTGAAAACGCAATACAGCTTCAAGCAGAAGCGGGTGGCGAACTTTGCTCATGCCTTCAACGGGTGCGCCATCGCTAGTGCCCTGCACGCCGGGAAGTTCGATCTTCAGGCCAAGCAGCTTCAGGCCCTGCGCGCGATCCTCCACCCAATCGCTGCGGGTCTGGATGTCGGCGTCAATGCCGCGCAGAAGCTCCTCGCCAATGCGCGACATTTCAAGCTCATCAATCTCTTCGGCTAGGTTGTCGTACCACCCTCTGGGCTCGTTGGAGGCGTCTGCACGACTGATTGGTCCTCCGTCAATACTGACGGTGATGTCGCCGTTCTCATGTTCGATACGCAGGACATTCCCTGCTTCGTCCAGTTGTTCGTTAGAACCGCCTTCGTCCGCGTCAACAACGACAATATCATTCAGGTCAAACTCCTCTTCACTGGGCGGCACAAGACGCAAATTAGGGTTAAGGCCCGGTACAGCCATTAGTTTGTCCTCTTGTTTGCGGCCACAAGGCTATCAAAGCCTTCCACGCGGCGTATTGCTTCCATAGCCGCATCTGTATCACTTTTTGCAGGAATGCTGAACACAAATGGCGTTTCAATGCCCTCAGCGCGGGCTTCCACTTTGTAAACGCCACTTTCGTGACCAAGGATGAAAGCCTGCACACGGAGCATGTAAATGGCCTTTACACGGGGTATAAGGGTTTATCGTCCGAATTGCCCTTAAATGCAAGGCTGTCCGCAAGCTCTGCCGTGCGCTCAGAGCCACGCATCAACATTCCAGTCGTGCGGAAGTAACGAAGAGCCTGTGTGACCGTGTCAACCAAGTCATCGTGCTTGCCCTTCGGGAAGCTGCCGCACTCCGTAACAACCATGTCGGCCCAAGAAAATGCCATGGGCGCATACACCAGACCATCCGCAAGAAGGTGCTGCACGCTGTAGGCCCGGGCGACCTTATCCTGCCCCTTAGGGTCCACAAGCTGGACGCCCCAGTCTTCGTAGCCGTAGACCCGCCTAAGCTCCTGTGCCACGCTCACACCAGCGGCCTTGTTTTCTATTAACATATGATCGACCTTGAACCGCCTGCACGTAGAGGCAACCTTCTCCACAAGCTCATGCAGTTCCAGCTTGGCACGCCATGCATTCATCAGCATCAGGCGTGGCACCTCATGGTCATCTTCAAAGATACCCCACACGGTCATAGCGGAGTAATCGTTCTCTTCCTTGGTCGTGTAAGCCGTGTCGATAGACGCCACAACGAAGCTGACTTGCGGGTAGTTCTCGCTCTCCCAGTCCTGCCACCAGTCACGCTTCAGGATGCCGCCGCCCTTGGGCTCCGGGCGCTGCTGTAGCTGGCCAGCCGCGCCGAAGGGGCCTAACTGGCGCTCCAGACGCGATACTGACTTTTCGTCGTACCTCTCCGGGGTCAGTAGCTCCCCGTCCTCTGTGCGCGGATCAGACCACCCAATGGCGTTTGGATACAGCACCGCCGCGCGCTCAGGCTCATAGCGCATGGGCAGCATAAGATGCACCCAGTCCGCGCCAGCGTCCGTGGACAGAATGTGCCCCGTCAGGTCTTCCTCATGCAATCTCTGCATGACTAGAATAATTGCACCAGTTCTAGGGTTGTTAAGGCGTGTGCTGAGGGAGTTGTCGAACCACTCCAGCGTACTGGTGCGCACGGCCTCGCTTTCGGCCTCCACGGCGTTGTGCGGATCGTCAATGATGATGATGCCGCCGCCTTCGCCCGTCAGCGTACCGCCGACTGATGTGGCCAGCCTGTAGCCACCCTGCGCGTTGTCGAACCTGATCTTGGTGTTCTGGTCGCTGGTGATCTTGACGCGCTCACCCCAATACTTCTGATACCATGGGCTTTCGACCAAGCGGCGGGTCTTGACGCTGTCGCGGATGGAGAGGTTTTGCGCGTAGGATGCGTGGAGGAACTGCACGCCCGGGCCTGACGTGTCGCTGATATCGCGCTGGGACCACACCCACGGGTCAAACGCCACCAGCATGGATGACTTGGACGTGCGCGGCGGCTGATTGATGATCAGGCGTGTAATCTCCCCATCGCACACGGCCTGTAAATGCTCAGCAATCGCGCCAAGGTGCCAGCTATCAATGAACGGATTAGGATCAATGTAGCGCCAGCCTGCCTTCATGAACTCATACAGGCTTTCCTCATACACCTCAGCCTCAAACTCACGCATAGTGGCCGCCGCGTCTACGGGGCGCGTAGGGTCAACGTTAAGCCCAGCGAACATCTTAGGGTCAAGCAACATTTACTTTCTCTTCCCCGCCAAAACTTCAGAAACCCGCCCCTGATTGACCCCGAAACTGGACGCTATTTCCGACAAATGCAAATTGGGGTTTTTAAGAGCCATTTCGCGGATGCGGCGAGAAACATCTGGCGTCACGTTGCGCGATTTAACAGGCGCTTTTCTGACATATTTTTGGCGGGTCATATATTTTGAAACAACATGACGGATGCGCCCCGCAGTGTCAGCGTCCGCCATTCTTGCAATCATCAGCAATTGCCTTCTTGCTTCAGGTATATCGCTCATTAAAACCCCTGCTTTGCCCCAGAACAAACCCGCAGAACGCAATATCTGCCTACGGCCTAAACCTATCATCATTCCCAATTGAACGCTTTTTATAGCTCAACAAGAACAATATGCAGCATCCGGCGTGGGCAAGATGAGAGTAGCCAGTTTCCGGGTCCAAGTTTTCCCCACGCCACCAAGCCCACATATGGCGCATAAGCGCAGAGAACGGGCGCGACCAATCCATGCCTTTCTCCCAATTGCGGGGCGAGTATTTCCGCTGCCCGTAGTCAAGGACGCGCAATATCTCCTCAATCGCGTCAGACGGGAGCAGATGATACGGAAGCTTGCCCTGATCGTCTTTACGCCCCTCCATGGTCGCTCCCGCGCTTAATGGTCAACTCCATGCCAAGCACGGAGAAACAAGCAGCCAAATTGTGGACCTGAGGCACGCTGCGGCGCTTCCAATCATTAATCGTGTTTTTGTTAATTCCAGAACGCTTGGACATATCTAATATGCCTAATTGCTGATGGTTCATTTCCTCAAATAGCCGCCGCACCAGCGGGTGCGCGTGGGCCGGGACCGTCAAGCGGCGGAAGCGTCTCATTCGGGAATAAGGTCGCGGATGGCGGCGGCAATCTTGCGTGGGTCTACTAACGGGTGGCCTTTTGTGACGGTAATGTTGCCGTCATCAAACAAATCGCGGCGCGTTTCAACAGTGCGGTGATACCCCTCCGCCACCCGTGCCGCCTCCTCCAGCGCCACGTCCACAATGTGGTTGATGCACGTCCCCGATCTAACCATCGTCTTGATCCGCTCGTTCAGCGCGGCACGGCGTTCAGCGGGGGTCATGCTACGTCCTCCAATTCTTTCCACGCGCCGAAACCCCAGCGATGCTTGAGGCCAAGGGGGTGTTTGTCATCGCGCGGGCGCGATTTGACAGACCACGACTTTCCCGGTGTTTCGCCCATGTAATGCCAGCCAGATGCACGCAAACTGGCCCCGCCTTCTTCTGGCAAAGTGTATGTAATGCCGCGCCTATAGCCCTTATCCAAGGCAACTCGGCGCACTGCTGCATAAAGCATGGAACAGGCGTTAAAAGCGCCGTCCGTGCAAAGGCGCGTCACCTCTATGGTATAGCCATCGTCAATCTTCCGTGCGACAGGCCGCCCAACAATCGCAACGCCGCGCAATACGCCCTCATCGTCGCACACGCCATGCCACCACAAAGCGCCTACCGGGACATTGTGGTGCCTGTGGTGCTTGCGGATGAAATCAAATGCTTCTGCCTGTGTTACCGGACGAAGTTCAAGCGTCATGCGTCACCATCTTCAACCATTTCCTCATCCGCCTCGCATAGCTGCGCTTTGCCTTCTTGCGCTCTCCGGGCCGGAACTTCATCAGTTTGCGCCAGCCCGTCAGCGCGTCATGCTCGTCGCCGCCTTTGAGCGGTATCTTGATCATGCGTCACCTACATCTTCGATGCTATCCTTCTGCGGCAAGGGGAGGATGAGCATGAGGCGTGACTGAACAAAGGTCGGGCGGCATTCCATCCCCGGCCACGCATTGAGAGCGGCGGCGATGGCTGCGCGGGCTTCTCCACGCATCACATCGTGGGCGTATGGAATGTCACCCCAATTCAACTTGGCGTCATCGGCAAGCGCCCGCGCAGCCGCCTTCACCACTTCATCCGGTATCTGCTCGGCGCGGATCATGCGTCACCTACATCTTTGATGTTATCTTTCTGCGGCAGGGGGAGGACAAGGCAATTCGGAAATAGGTCCTTCACGCTCTTCGCTGAAATAGCATCCGGCCACGCATTGAGGGCGGCGGCGAGGGCATCATTCAGCGTCATGCCAGCGTTCATTGCTTTCCACGCAGCGTACATCGCATATGGCGGTATCATGTCAGGCTTGATCATTGGTGTTCTCCGTAGGCAGGGGGAGGATGATGCCGGGGCCACGGCTATGCCACTCAACCAACATCCTCGGCCACGCAGCGATCCCTGCGCGGAGGGCGGCGGTGGCGTGCGCCTTCCAATAGGTGCAGCCGCACTCGTCAGGCATACATTTGCACGGGCCGTTTTCCGTCTCACAAATAGCCCTCGCAGCCGCCTCCACCGCCTCAGGCGGGATGGTGATGTCAGTCATGCCCGCCTCCTGATGAGCAGCGCCCACAGCCAAAAGCCTATTCCGCCGATCATCAGGCTCGGCCAGATCACATCGAACAAGATGCCTTCCATCACTTCACCTCCTTCCCCGCGCGGGCGGGATGGTGATGTCAGTCATCACGGCCTCCCCGCAAGGCCACAATAGCCGTGAGTGGTGGACGGTTCGCGCTCAATCCATTCAGCCGCAGGAGCGAACTTGTCATCCGCAGTACGCACGACATCCACCAGCGCCCACCGCCACGCCATACAGCGGGAGCCAATACAAGCACACGACCAGTTTCCAGATGTGCGACCTGTGTTGATTTCGTTTCCCGCTTCAAAACCACGGTTAAATGTGCCGCCTTCTTCGCCGGGATGGCGTACATGAGGGCACCAACATTCACCAGCCTTCTTCTCTTCAACGATCATCACAGACCCTCCCCTTCCTCGCAGTCAATCGTCAGGCAAACACAGGCAATTCGGCTATGGCAGGAACTCGCGTCTGCGGCGCTTTTGGAAAAGTAAAACCCTTCCGGTATCCCGCTTTCTTCAGGATACACATTCACCCACACCTCGCGCTTGATGCGGGGCTTCACTTCAATCAGGCTGTTGCAATCCAGCGCCGCTACGCCATCATAAAGCCAAGTGTAAGCAATCCAGTTCTCGTCTTCACGGATCGCGCCGTGAATGGGTTTGTGACCACCCCCATCAGTCGCATAGATACGCACCTCACGGCCATCGCGTGTGCGGTACTGCTTAGACTTGTCGATCATGCTTCCTCCTTCCCCGGCGCGGGCTGGCCGTCGAGGGCGGCGCGGGCGTTAACGTAGATAACGTCATCCAACAGACCCACTGGAAGCCAGTGGTTCTTACTTATCAGTGTCAGGTCATCCATCACCTCCCGCAGCGCCGCCCGCAGCCGCATGTTCTCCGTTCGCTCATCAGCCAACCTGTTCAGTAGGCTGGTGATCTCCTTCGCCAGTTCCGCAGCCTGCGCCAGCATAGCCACGTACTCAGACCCCGTGAGCGTCACGCAGGAAACAATCGCGGCGTCCTTACTCATCACTTTCCCTCCAGCGCGGCGCGGGCAACTTGAATGGCATAAACGCTGAAGCTGTCCGCAATGATGTCTTGCAGCGCCTCCCGCAGCCGCACGTTGGCGTAATACTCTGCGTGATATGAACTCGCCCACGTTTCATTAGCTTCACGCAGCCGCTCGTTGTCGGCGCGGAGGCTGGCGATCTCTGCCTTCAGCGCTTCAATCTCAATATCAAGCTGCGTCATTTGAAGGCCCCTTCATACTCAACGTGCAAACATCAACGCGCTTGCCATTGCGCACCCGCTTGACGGTGACATCGCCTCCGTCCTGCGCGTACTGGTGCGCGGTGTGCATGATGTCAGAGAGCGCAAACGCCGAAGTGCCCTCGCAGGAAGCCACACGCTGGCCGCCCTGCCATACTTCGTACTTTACATATTTGACCATAAGCTACTGATCCTATTGATAATCACTAATCCGTGTTATCGGCTATCCCCGGCAAAACACTTTCACTGAGAGACTTTGACGCCTTAGACAGGAAACACTGGTCACTGTCCTCTTCGCCATCACCGTGAAACCAAACCGTTGTCTCAGAGTGTGTTAAACTATCCCACAAATAATGAACGCCCGTAACAGGGCGCTCACACAATCCACAGCTTATGTTAACTTCGCGGTTCTTCATGGCTCATATCCCTTGGGGATCAGCGCGTCTGCGGCCTTGACGATGCGGCGCAGGGCCGTCTCATAGCCCTCAAACATGACGCCAGCAGCCGGGTGGTCCTTGTACTTCTCCGCATAGTCCATGGCGACATTGGCGCAGGCGTGGACAAGGCTGGCCATGGCGCGGACGCCGCGTGCATAGGCGGCCCTAGTCTCAGGCGTGTCGCTGGTCCTCTGGTGCGCCTGAGCGGCGTTCAGCGCGGCCCGCATCATGTCGTGGACGATGTCTTCATTTGCCATTGGCGGCCTCCTGAAGCTCTATTGCGCGGGCGTGATCCACGTAAGGCTCAATCGCCGCATCAAACGCCTTCTCCAATTCCTCAGCATCGTACATATCGCTGGCGAAATTGTCAGTGAACACGTCCAGTTTCTTCTGGGCTTCGCGCATACGTTTGCCCAACATGATGATCTGAAGCGGCGTCATTCCATCCCCCTGAATTGCTTGGCGTCAATGCGCGCCATGGTTTCCTGCATACGCTTGCGCCTCCGGTAATGCGCCAGCACGACATCCGTCATGATGTAGATCGCGGCGGCGAAGTACATCAGGACAGCCATGAAGGCCATCCACCAAATGATATCCAGCCCGCTCATGGACGCCACTCTCCATCGTAATCGCGGTAGATTTCGTTCTGCTGGCGCACATAATCGCGGGCGTCCTTGATTTCCGCGACAAGCTGGGCAGCGAAATACGCCAAGAAACACCCAATCAGGTGGATACCAAGCTCCATAAGCCCAATGAACATATCAATCATGGTCTTCGTCCTTCATCAGCTTGGCGATCTTGCGATTGATGGCAGAACGCGGCGGGGCTTCAATGGCCAGCGCGGGATTGGTCGCCATGGCCATGATAGCGCTATTGGTAGCGATTTCGCAAAACTCCACCAGCTTGGTCGGGCTATCAAACTTGCCTGAGCGCATAGCCTCGCGCAGAAGTTCCCTGAACAGTTCGCCGTGGTCTGTCAGGTAAAGACGGGTGCGCATTGCGACCATGTGGCCGCCATCCGCAAGAGGGAATGCCGCTAACTCAGCATACTGGTTTGACTTGACCTTTACGAAATTCATTCGTCTTCGTCCTCCTTGATTGTAGCGTCTGTTGCTTCAGCCTGTGCGGTGGCGATCTGAAGCGCCTGATACAGGGCTGCCTTGGCTTCCTTGGACAGGGAGCGCGGGTCTATGGTCTGAGGCGGGATCAGGTCCTTGCCATCTGCGCCAGTGACCTCTGTGACCTTGACCTCGCCCCACTTCTTACGCCTCAGCTTGCCCATGACCCACTTGCGGATTTCCGCGCTTTCCTTGCGCTGGCCTAGCTCTGCTGTCTCAAAGCCGGGATACCTACCGTCCATAATGTCTATGATGTTTTCAGCCATCAAATCCTGCTGAATATCCTTCGCACGCGCGTATTTGTGCTGGAAATCCTTATTTGACGCAACGTAAGCCATTATAGTTTCAAATGCCGGGAATGGCTTGCCCTTGAAGTCTTCTTCCTTGGCCGTCTGGACGATGGCGCGCAAGCTGTGGCCCGCGACAATCTTGGCGACGATGTAATCCTCTATCTCTTCCGTCCACTGGAACGGGGGCCTGCCCCTGCCGCGCGTGGGAAGCTTGATGATATTTTCGTCTTCTTGGCTCATGGTCAAATTGTAGCATGTTTCATGCAGTTTTGACCCCGTTTTCCACTGATATTGGCAGAAATAGTTCCTGACCCCTATTGCAATCGTCCCTGATCCGTGACATATAGTGGTCATAGGCCACTGATGGCCCCCACGGGAGACTAAAATGACGAAGCTCAAGACCGAATACGATGCCACCCTTGAAGTCTGGTTTGCCTATGACGGCGACACCCGCGACAACAGCCGCGCCCTTGGTCAGGGCACCACCCCTGAGGATGCACGCTCTGACTTCTGGTATCAGGTCAATGGCGAAGCGGCTGACCTGTACTATCAGGATGAGACGGAGTGCTGGGTCCTGAGGCAGGGTCCTTGGCATGGCCTGACCTTCGACAGCAAGGAGGCCGCCATCGCCTACGCTGACAATCACGAATGGCAAGTGAAGACATTGGGGGTTTAGGCCCCCTTTTTCTTTACATACCCCGTTGACAGCATCACTGATACGGGATATGAGAGTGGTCATAGGCCAATCACGGCCCCCAACTAGGAGCTACCTCAAATGACCTACGATACTGAACTGACCCGCTTCCAGAACTTCACCCGCAACATTGGCGTCAATGTGCCGGATCACGTCAACCCGGACAACGAAGGCGCTTATGTCGCCTCTGCGGTCAACCGCATCACCGCCAACTGGGTCAAGGGCAATCACACCCGCTGGTTCGCCGCTCACTCTGACGCCCGCGTGCTGCGCGACTGGCTTCTGGGCTACTCTGACGATCTACCCCGCCGTCCGTCCGGTTCTGGCTTCGGTGAGCTTCTGGACAAGCTGGCGCGCGATCTGGACGAATGCGGCAATCTGTCGGACAAGCAGACCGCGATTGTCCGCAACGCGCTGGCACGCCAGATTGAGTTCGCCGCCAAGCGCAAGACGGAGTTTGCGGCCAAGAACGCCTCCAGCCAGCACATTGGCACCCCGGGCAAGCGCGAAGTGTTCAACCTGACTGTCCAGTGGTTCAAGTCGTTTGAGGGAACCTTCGGCCTGTCCTACATCTTCGGCTTGCGCGATGCCGCTGACAACATCGTCATCTACAAGGGCACCAAGTACCTTGGCGACAAGGGTCAGGCCATCAACGTCAAGGCCACCGTGGCTGAGCATGGTGAGCGCGATGGTGCCAAGCAGACGATCATCAGCCGCCCCGCCGCAGTCTAAGCCATACAGGGGGCCTCAGTGCCCCCTGCCCACCATCAGGAGGATATTATGAGAAACACCGAAATCACCCACGTCCAAGAAATCCTGCGCCATATTCGGCAGGCCCTAGAGTTCATTGACGGCCAAAGCGACCGCCAGGCGGCCCATGTACACGCCGATCTGAAGAACGCTGCATTGCGCGGGGAAATCTTGATCCGTGAATGGCGGCGGGACCAGCAGAAGGCGACAGAGGCACGCCTGAACCGCCGCTACAACCCGGCTGAAGACCCCGATTACGACGATATTTCGTGACACCCCATTGACCCATGTCACCTATACGTGATATGGGTCTTTTCGTTAGGCCATCCCGGCCCCCAATGTGAGGTTCCAATGTTCTCTGACACCGTAAAGTTCTCCACCCGCAAGCTGCCCAACGGGCACACGATCTTCACCATCCAGTTCAAGGACGGGCGCGCAATTGACTTCGCCACCGCCAAGCTGCTGGCAGCCTACCTCAACCAGCATGACCTCGAAATCGAACTGAACAACGGGAGGGCCGCTTGACCCTCACAGAGACGTTCCCGGCCCCCACAACGGCAGCGGGGAGGCTATACTGGCTTCCCTGCTACGTTCGCCTCGCACGGGCTGTCTATGACACCTACATGCGCTCCCACGAAGACCGTGAGCGGGAGCAACATATCCGCTCATGCGCTACCCGGTGGGGCATCACACGCCGCTGTGCGCTGGCCCTGCTGACTGGCGAAGCCACCTATGAACTGACCGACGATACCGTAACCTTGACCCGTACTATTGTAGAGGACAACCATGCTCATTAACATCACGCAATACCCCGTATCTACGCTGGAGCCTGAAGAGCGCGACTTTTGGGGCGAGTATGAACTGGATGAGGTAGACGCGCCGCTGGCCCAAGACGAAGCCTTCCGGGTGCTAGAGGGCCGCGTGTTTGAAGCGGTTTGGCCCTGCGATGAGTTCCCTTGGTGAGGCGCGGCATGAAGCGCCATGAACCCTGCGCCCATCTTCGCCCTGATTACGATAGGCTGGAAAGCGCCCACCATATCCGCCGCCACCCCGTCACAGATGAGATTAGCTGGGAACCTACTGGCATGATGCAGGAGCTTGCACGCCTTGGGCTGGTGGATGGTGCTGGCGGCAAGACTTGAACTTGCGACCTACCGCTTACAAGGCGGTTGCTGCTACCAACTGAGCTACGCCAGCATGAGGGGAGGTTATTAGCCTCCCCTTTTCTTTTAGGGAATATGCTTCTTGATGGCCGCTTCCAGCTTCTCCAGCTTGGCAACGCGGTCCAGAATAGACGGGATGTTAAGCCCGCCGACAATGGCGCGGATTTCCTCAATCTGCTTCCGCACCGCCTCTACAGACTTCAGCCCATCCTTAAAGACGCGAAGCTCCTCCACGCCCTTGCGGAACGCCTCAATATCCGCATTGGTGTTGATAGGGCCAAACATCTCCTCACGGACTTGCTCCACCCATGCGCGCGGAACCCCCAGATCGGTGGCAACCTTGTGGTCACTCCACTCCGGGTCATATCCGCGCTTTTCGTCCAGATAGACGCTGTTGAGCTTCTCAAAGATGATACGCCTGTCATCGCGCTGCATGATGCGCGGGGCGTCCGCATTTACAACCAACTCTGGCTTCAGCTTCACCGCCTCTGTCTCCTCAATAATTTCTGGTTCTTCCTTCGGCACCACCTTCAGGGCTGGCCTTGCCTCGCGCGACTGAACGCAATCAGGGCAAAAATCCCAATTGTCGTTTGAACCTATCTCCCATCCCCTCTGGATGAACTTCTTTTCAATGGCCACGGGCGGCAACAGCCCATAGGCGGTCTTGATGGAAAGGTTCTCTACCTTGGCGCAATTGCGGCAAGCAATAACAGCTACACGCCGCCATTGCCCGCCAAGGTTCTCGCTAGCCTCCTTGAAGGTTCTTGTCTTGTGGCCCCTCTTCATGCCTGCTTTTTCCTGCGCTTGGATTTCTTGCGTTTGGACTTCTTGGCGGCCTTCTTCTTGGCCTCAGGCTTCTTGACTTCCGGGGGCATACGGTCATCCCGGGGCCCCTCTGTCCTGTGGACCTTACTGGCGTACTCCTGAGGGGTCAGGAACTGCCCTTCTTCGCGGACAAGGAAATGCGCCGTCTCCGGGCATGAGTACGCCACCGTTTCGGTTTTGCCGGGGAGCGTTGCCACCGCGCTCATGCAGGGCAGCAACACAACCGCGATAAACTGCTGCATCATGCAGCGGAGGCAACCTCGCCAGCGCTGCCATCGTCCTCGCCCTGATCAACGATCATTTCGGGCTTGGGCATGTTGGCGTTTTCGATAACAGTTGTGAACGGATGGCTGTTTCCGATCATGCGCGAAACAGCCCTGTCACGCTCATCGAAATTGGCGACAATGTCGCGCTCCAGAGCGTCTATGGCTTCCCGGATAATCTTAACGCCATTCATCAGGTTGCGGCGTGCGTCAGCCGAAAACCGCTGTTCGCGGGCCAGATCGTTCTGAATGTCAGAAATAGACTGAGAGAGGTGAAGCAGGGTGGTCAATTACTGTCTCCATAAGTTACATCATCGCTTCTGGTGGAAGGGTTCAAGGTTTCGTCAATGAGTACCAGCACCTCATCAACGGCCATGTCATACCCGGCGTCAAAATCATCTACGACAACCGGAATGTTCATACGGACGATCTGATCGCGAAGCGTCACCAGCGCCTGTTCAGCGGTGGAGTGCTTCAAGTGCTTCCTGCGCAACCAGCGGAACATCAGTTCATCACCCTCTTAGCTGCCTCAATAGACATCTCCTCAAGGCGGTCCATGATGGCGTCAGCCTCATCAGGGTGGTCATCCGCTATCGCGTTGATGGCGGCGACACACAGGTGAAGGGCGGCATTCAGGAGCGTAGCCCGGTCAATCGGCTTCAAATCCATGAAAGCCTTTTCGGACTGCAACTGGACCCCGGGGGAACCGTTATCCAGTATGATCATGCGAATTGTCGCCATTTCTTGCAAATTCAGCCCTCCGAATAGCCCAATATAGCACAAAACCGGGCCTTATGGCCCGTAATCCACTGTTTTTAACAAAAACGCATTCAGGGTGTTGACAGGCGTCACTGATAAGTGCATAGAAGTCTCACGAACGAAATGGTTTCGTTCAAAACCCCACCAAGGAGCTACTAAAATGAACAATATCAGCATCGCCCGTCAGGTTCGTCGTTTTGGTCGCGGCGGCATCCAGCTTCAGGCCCAGCGCGGCGAGGCCCTTTCCTATGAGCAGATCGCCCAGTTCGCCCCCACCGTCTTTGCCAGCGAACGCCACGCCTCGCGCTCTGAGCGGTTTCAGGTGATCCCCACCCACGAACTGCTGTCAGGCCTTTCCAAGGAAGGCTTCGTGCCCGTCAAGGTTCAGGTCGGCGGTTCGCGCGACGAAGAGAAGCGCGCCTTCACCAAGCACCTGATCCGTTTCCGCCGTCAGGATGACCTCGCTGGCGTTCCCAAGGTTGGCGACAGCCACCCGGAAGTGGTTCTGCTCAACGCCCACGATGGCACGTCTTCCTACCAGCTTCACGCTGGCCTGTTCCGTCTGGTCTGCCTCAACGGCCTCACCGTTTCTGACGCCAACTTCGGCAGCGTCAAGGTGGGCCACTCTGGCAGGAACGTTCTGGACAAGGTGATTGAGGGCACGTACCGCGTTCTGGACGATGCGGTGCTGGCGCTGGAGAGCGCGCAAGAACTGCGTTCCGTGCCGCTCAGCAGGGATGAGCAGCGCATCTTCGGTGAGGCCGCCCTGCGCCTGCGCTTCGACGAAGAGAAGCTGCCGCTTGTTGAAGGCACTCAGGTCATCCGCCCGCGCCGTGAGGCTGACGTTGGAAATGACCTGTGGCTGACCTTCAACCGCGCTCAGGAAAACCTCATCCGTGGCGGCCTCCAGTATCGCCACCAGAACGAAGAGACGAACCGCGTGACCTATCGCGACACGCGGGCCGTCAACAGCGCTGACGGAGACCTGAAGCTCAACAGGGCCTTGTGGCACCTCGCCAATGAGTTTGCCAAGCTCAAGGGCGCGACAGTGGCAGCCTAATCCTCAGCAGACGGGGCATAGGGCGTAGGGGAAATAACCTCTACGCCCTTTTTCTTTTGATACCTCCAGCGCTTCTCAGGGCGAAGCGCGAAGTAAACGGCAGTCGGCGTGACGCCCACGGCTTCCGCGATCTGGGCGTAGGTGTGGCCCTGATCACGCATCGTCTTGGCCCATTCGTGCCAAGAGCCGCGCTTCACTTTCGGGGTTTGTACGGGTTCTGGTGTGTTGGTCATCCAGAAAACTTACATTCATTTCAGGAAGTAAAAAAGTTGGTTGTCCACCGATTTTAACTATTGCAATCATCCCTGATCCGTGAGAGAAGGGGTGCATAGGCGGTCGCGGTGACTGCCCCCAACACGGAGATACGACAATGACCAACAACCTTCTCGCGGACCAGATTGGCCAGCTTGACGCCCAGATCAAGGTCCTGACGGAACAGCTTGA